CCTTCTCTGCGCCGCCGTACCTGAGATCGATCTGCGCCTCGAACATCGCGCCGTAGATGACTTCGCCGAGACGCGTCCGCCGACCCTCGCTCGGTGCGGTCATGTCGCCTGCGGGCGGGTTGGTGGGGGTGGTCATGCGGGTTGTCCTTTCTCTGGGGTGGTGATGGATTCCCGCTGGGAACACGTCGGCGGGGTCATGCCGAAGATGGGCTGGCTCATTGGTAACCTCTCTGTTGGGTGCCCCCGCTGCGCTGGCCGCTAGGCGGGGGCTCTGCTATGTCTGGTGGCTCCCCCTCGCTGGGTTGGGCTCACCTGCGAGGGGGAGGGCTATGGGGTGGTGATGGTGACGGGTGCGCCGCAGACCGTGCCGGTCCACAGAGGCCACAAGAGCGACTCGTCGCGGGTCAGCGGGTGCTCATCCGTGATGGTGCGTGCAGCATCGGCGGGGACTCGGGCGTAGACGTGCGCCTGGGTGCCTGACTCGGCTGTCCAGCAGTGGATGGCGAGGGTCGCGGGTCGGTCGCCGGCAGCCTCAAGGATCGCGACGACCGCGAGCCCTGCCGCTGCGGCCTCGGCCTTGCGCTGGTCCCAGGGGCCACGGGTGTCGGGGGTCTGGATGGTCATCGCTTCACGCTCGCGATGTCGGCGGCGTGTGCCGATTGGGTGATGGTGAGCCGCTCGTCCAGGAGCCGGTCGACAACGGCTCGCTGGATGGTGAGGGAGCGCACGTCGCCTGCGAGGCGGTACCAGGTGAGCCTTGCCCCGGCGAGACGTAGGGCGTGGGTGTTGCGGTCGAGAGGGGTCCAGGTGGCGCTCATGACGCCGCTCGATTCAGGTCCCCGATGAGTTCGCTGATCGAGTAGCGAGGGTCATTCATGACGTTGACGGCCAGGTTAATACCCCGCTCATCTGTGACGAGCTCGATGTCCGCGTTCAACGGGTTGCGAATCGGGATGTCGACGCTCTGCAACGTCTCCTTGTCGCCCTCTCGACGGACGAGTACGACCTGCACAGCCACGATCGGGCTGGGGGTGTTTGGTGTTGCCATGGTTAATCCTCATCTACTTGTTTTCGGTACTAGAGAAAAAGACAAACCCAAACCACTCGTTGGAGTGGTAAGGGTCTTGAATCACACGACGGGGCGGAGCATTTCGTTGTTCTCGAGGAAGGTCTCGGAGGCGAGGACCTGATGTGTTTCGACGTACTCGTTGAGGACGGTCGCGGCTGAGTTGTAGGCCTTCATCTCGGCGTCGTTGAGGTTGGTCTTGACGTACATGTCGCCATTCTCACCTTCAACGAGACCGAAAATTCGGATCTTGTTGACAGCGTTGGCCTCCTCGGAAGTGAGTCGAACGATGTGATCAGAGCCTTCGCCGTAGTAGTACGGCATCGTGAACTGGAACATAGTCTTTCCTTTCGTAGGTGGTTTCATTACAGGCTACGTTTTTTATGCGAGATAGTGGGCTTTTGACTCAGTTGTCCATGTCGGGGAAGTAGAACTCGTTGGTGAGGCCCTTCTCTGCCAGGAAGACGTCGTAGCTCTTCTGCGAGACAAAACCTTATGCCCAGAAGGAGGGCATAAGGAGTTGAACGCTCAGTCTTTGGTTCCGTGGTGAACGGCGATCTCGCAGGTTGCATCGACAGCCTTTCCGATCAGCCAGAGTCCACCGATGGCAAGTCCAGCCTTCGTCATCCAGTCACGGACGGCAATGATGTCGTCTCGGGAGATGGCGATGGTCTGAACCGCATCGGTGAGATCGGGCGTCTCGTCGGCTTTGGCGAGGCGAACGCGGATTTCACGATTCTTGAACATGGTGTTCCTTTCGTAGGTGGGTTCATTACAGGCCACGTTTTCCCTGCGAGATAGTGGGACTTTCGGCTCAGAACTTGATTCCACTACTTGACTCGTTGAAGTTCCTCTTCTCCTTGAGACTCCTCATGATCATGGCGTCAATAGCGGCGTTGGACCTGAGCACGTAGTACCACAGGTCCTTGAACGGCGTGTTCATTCGATCGATCCGTCCGTACGCTTGATGCCAGTTCTTATACGAATAGGTCAGACTCCAGAAGACCATCGCGTCGGTCTCCGTGCAGTTCCACCCTTCGGCTCCGGCCACGTACTGAACCAGATAGATCCACCGCCCACCACTCGGGATGGGTTGGTGCTTGTGCCCGTTCCATTCAGCGACTTCCACTTCTTCTCCGTCGATCAGAGCGTCCCCCAGTGTGCGGAGGATGTCCAGCTCGTAGTTGAAGTTGTAGAAGATGATGAGCTTCTTGTGCTTTCGCATCAGCTCCAGCACAGCATCTCGGCGACTAGTATCGCTGTTGACGATCTTCCGCATGACTGAGAAAAGCTCGGCCACGTCTCGAATGGGGCGGTCGTCAAAGACGTGCCAACGCAGAACCATTGCCTGATGAAGACGCTCCTTGTCATGCTCGACCAACACGTGGTGCGTGTGTCGGACGGTGTGACGCTCGTAGGGCATCTCGACGATGATGGACTTCTTCAGGCGGTTGAGCTTGTCCTCACCTAGGTATTGCTCGACCTTCGGGAACTTGGAGTAGCGGGCATAGACGACGTGCTCGCGCTTGAATTCCGTACGAGTTCGATAGAAACCGTTAGCAATGAAGACAGGGATGTAGTCAAGCCACGTGTCACCAGGAGTGGCACTAAGAAGTATCCAGGTATTACTCCGGGCGATCTTAAGGAATGACTTGGTCCATGCCCCACTTCCCACAAGACGTTGTTCGTCAAATATGAAGAATGCGTCTTTGACATCCTCGAACCTTTCGATGTTGTTCCATGAGTCGACCGTGAGAAGTCCCGCGACAGACATCTCTCGACCGACACCGAAATGGACGAACTCAGTCTCCCAGTCGAATGAGTCCCGCTTCTTGGCCGTGGTGATGACGTAGACGTCTCTGGGGGCCTGGTGCTCCATGTAGTAGGCGGCTGCGGTAATGCTCTTGCCAACACCCGTTCCGCCTAGCAGGATCTTGCCGGACTTGAGGGAAGCCACTGCGTCCACCTGGTGAGGCTTCAGCATGATCTTGGGGATCGTGACTAGTGGGTTGCCCTTGACCGGGACCTCTTCACACTTCTTCTTGGAAGGGACGAAGGAGGACAGACCATTCTGCCTCAGGGACTCGATGAAGTCCTCCTCCGTCGCTCCAAGCCACATATCCGCCATGGGTTCTCCTTGTCGTTACTGGCGGAGGTGTCGCCCTTGAAATTGAGCGATGTAGATCTCGTCCTCACGTTGGATACGGGCGATCCTCCGGACCATGGCAGGAGCCCGGCCCGGAGGAGGTCCACCCCAGATGTTCTCGTGAACGAGAGAGACGCTCTGGGTCTGGATCTGATCGAAGTTGAGGATCGGCTTCTTGCGCTGAGTCGTCACTTCGTGACAAATGCACTTGTCGCCGCAGCACTTGTCAATACTGGATCGGGACTCCTCCATGCTCCTCTCCTCTCATGTGTGCCGAGGTCTGGAGCATGGAGGTGCGCCACGGCTCCTGCTGGCCACTGAGCGGCGGCTCAGCCCACAGAAGACCGTCGACCACGCCTCGTGCAGCCAGGCCCAGAAGCTCCATCGCCTTCTCGTCCGAGGGTAGCTCCAGCTGGATGAAGAAGTTGATCGGGGTGAGGTGCGCCCAGCTGCTGATGTCCAGCGGATTGGGGCCACGTGACGGGTCGAGAGCAATCAGGATCAGCTCGTGTGAGACGTCCGGGTACTCCTTGTGCACCTCTTTGCCGCCCTCGATGTTGCGCAGGTGGTGGATGCTGAGGAGGTAGTTCTCCCAGACGGCAGACTGACCGGGCATGGTGAGGAACCAGAGGCCGATCGTGGCCAGGTTCTCCACGTTCTGCATGTCCTGTGGTTCGAGGGTGACTTCCTCGGCACGGCCCATGGGACCGCTGATGCGTTGTCCGAACTTCATGTCAGTCCTCGATCATGGGTAGGTAGTCGGGGTGGGAGTTCTTGACGTGCTTCTTCACCTTCAGCCAGGCCAAGAGCTTGGTGGCCCCAGTGAAGGGTCGGTCGCATCGAGGGCAGTACGCGGTCTTCACGCGACCACCTCGAACGCGTCGTGCCCGCCGATGCCCTGACGGACGAAGTTGTTGAGGAGGATGTCCATCAGCTCGGGAAGGATGCCGTTGACGAAGACGCTCGGTGCGACGTACGCCTTCTCGACCTTGAGCCCTTCGAGCTTCTGGATGGAGCTGGGGTGGTTGTTGATGACCTTGTCGAACTCGAAGTCGAGGTGTTTCAGGTTCTCCTTCAGCTCCTTGGCCTCGTCGTAGTAGCTAACCAGGATGATCTTCATGTTGCTCCTTGAAAAGTATGGACCATGATGGGGCCTGCATCCGAAGACACAGACCCCACCAACGGTGTGCTAGTCCTGCTTCGGCGGGTTCGCCTTCTCCCACTCAGTAACGCGGTCGAGGTCGGCCTTGTCCTGCTGAGGGAACTCGATGTACTCGAGCCCCTTGGGGAGTTTCGGAGAAGAGTTGAAGCCGATAGACATGCCGTCGACCTCTCCTGCCTTCACCGCATCGAGCAGCTCCGACCCCGAGATGGTGTCGATGGCTCCCTCGATGATGATCCCGTCCTCGGTCTCTCGGACCTCGATGATCTTGCCCACGGGCGGACGGTAGTTGTTGCGCTGGCGCTCCTTGATGACCCACTCCTGGAGGGCGTTGTGGGCCTGCCCGAGCCAGTTGTGATGCGGGTCCTCGATCTTGACTGCCGAGGCGTAGGTGCAGTCACCCTTCCAGTCGTGGTTCTGCACGGGGATACCCTTCTTGCAGTCCCACTCGACCGAGTAGCCGGCGTCCGTACGCTTTCTCGCCCAGCGGGGGCCATGCCGACGTCCTCGGGTGGCGTGCTGGAGGGTGAACACGACGGTGTAGATGTCGTCCTCGAACTGGTACACCCCGAAGTCATCTTCGTAGACGCCCAGCTTCTCGTACTCGTAGTACCGATGACCCCAAATGACATCCAGAGGGTTGAGGTCGATGCTGCCGTCCCGGAGGCACATCCAGCTGCGGTACTTCTTGTTGCGGAACGGCCACCACCACGGGTTGCGCCACTTGTCACAGTCGTGATGGCGGTCGTACCCCATGTCGTCGTCGAACCACAGGTTCCACCACAGACGGCCGCTGTGCGTGCGGAGGCTGATGTCCCGCTTGTGCCCGCGGCCGATCTTGTTGAAGATCCGCCCCATGCGCGGCGTGTTCATGCTGAAGAAGATCGCCATCCAGTAGAGGTAGACGTCGAAGTGGAACGGAGTCTCCGATCCCTTGTCGCCCAGGTGAAGGCGGAAGCCCACACCCACCCACTTCGTTTTGCGACGGCCGTACGCCACCTCCAGGTGGTAGTCGACTCCCTGGCGCGTGTAGTCCGGGTCGTTGACCGTGAGCCAGCCTCGCCAGAGGCCCTTCTCCTTGATGCTGTGCTTGCGCACCGAGCTAACGTTGATCGCCGAGTACGCGACGATGAACGCGATGATCCCCAAGGGGATGTTCCACAGATGGAAGTTCATACCTACTCCTTCTTGATGTTCTGGACCAGAGCCGCCGGGATACCGGGGATGGGGACGAAGAACACAGCCTTGATCTCTCCGCCGATGACGATGTGGGGCCACTGACGATCCGGAGCCTTGGCGTCCCACTTCACGTTGTTGACGTAGAAATGAGCATGCCAATACTCTGGGGTCGGGTTGTACTCACTGCTCACGAAGAACTCGATCTCGGCGGTCATCTCGCCGGTCTCGTCGTTCACCTGGTAGTCAACGACTCGGCCCACAGGTGGACCATCCCAGTCCGCACCGATGTAGGCATAGACATCGTCACCGAAGGCAAGGCAGTCCTTTGTGATGATGTACTTCAGCTCAGTCTCACGACCCTGGTATCCCAGGGACCAGCGCGACATCACCTCACCTTGGACGCAAGCAGAACTGCCTGCGCATTCAGAACCTGTGCCTGAGCTGCGAGCAACTCGGGCATGATGAACTTGCCGTCGGAGTACTGGGCCTCGAACACGTTGGCCGGTCCTCCAGGCTTGTTCTCGACGACCCGCTTGATGGCCTCGATCTGCACGTTGATCCGTGAGTTGAGGACGCGGAGCTCCTGCATGAGGAGCGCACTGCTAGCCACGGGGGCTCCAGGGCGTACCGTTATGATGGACACGCGGCCCCATGTAGTCGGTCCTCGTACCCATGCGCTGGGCGTAGGTGACTCGAGCCGGCGTCTCGAACTTGCCCTTCTTCTTGAGCGGGGTGAGGGTGGCCATGGCCTCCTCGTAGTCCTGCCCGAAGTGGGTCAGCTTGAAGTTGACACCGTTGATGCACACGATGTCGCCGAACTCGATGTCGTGCACCGGGCTGTCGCCGATGTACATCTGAGCCCGCTTCTCGCCGAAGACCTCGTCCATGATCCCCTTCTGCCGCGGCATGACCCGAGGCGGGATGGAGCAGTCGTCTTCCGCGATCGACTTCTTGTCATCGCTCTTGGCGTCCCGGTCCTCGGGGAGGTGTTTCCAGGTGGTGAGGTACGAGAACGGCGCAACGCCGTCCCCGGCGGGGACGCACCCGATGAGGGTGTACTGCTCTCCGAGCTCGTCCTGCCAGCGGATGAGCTCAGCCTCGATGGCTTTGTTCATGTATCCGGTTTGGTAGTTCTCGGGGCGCTGGACGCTGATGTACTTGACGATGAACTTCTGCATGGTGCTCTCCTTCATAAGGTCTTGTTGGATGGGTTGGGTTCAGCTCTCGCTGGGTGCTTCGGTCTCCTGATCCTGGGTGAGCTCAAGAGCGAGCTTGAGGCACTCCTGACAGGTCTTGTTGGGCTTCTCACCCTTGGGGTAGTACCGCTCGCCACAGATGGTGACCACGTGACGGTCGGTCAGGCAGGCGACGTCCATGACGTCCTTCGAGGACATGCCCTCCTGCCAGATGTGGACGTTCTGGAGCGGGTTGACGATATGCCTCAGGACTTCCACTGCCATGATTCCTCCATGTACTCCAGGACTGCCGAAACGGAGTCCATGATGTTGAGCTGTTGATCCTGGGAGAGGTCCTCCCAGGCCTTGGTGTTGCCGGCTCGCTTTCCGCGCTGCTCGTTGTACCAGCGTCGGGTAACGGCTTGAAGGTGCTCGATCACTCGTTGTCCTCTTCCTCGGCGTGGGCCTTGTGCTTCACCGGGTCCCACCACGTGCCGACCACGTTCTGGTCGTTGTGCGGGGCCTTGGTGATGACGAATCCGAACCCACCCGCGTGGACGCCAGGTGCGCAGAACGCACCCCAGCCGCCGTCGCCATCGCTGACGGTCCAGACGTGGTAGATGTTGAGGTCGTGGGCCAGTAGGAAGGCGTTGACGTCGTCCATGGTGTTGAACACCAGGCCGCCATCCTCCATCGCCAATAGCTCGTAGATCCTCCAGAACTCGTCCTCGTCAAGCTCAAGGGTGACATCTTCAGACATCGGGCTCTCCGTATCTCTCGGTCGGGCTCAGAATGAGACCCTTCTGGTAGTTGTCTGCTGCGCTCTGGATGATCTCCTCCACCGAGATGGGTTCGGTCTGAGCAATCTCGTTTGCCAGCAGGTGGATCATCCCGTACATCGCCTCGACGACCTCGTAGGGTCGCTTCGGCGCGAGGGTGGTGGGAGGAACGAGCGAGCCGTCCTCCGTGATGACGTCCCTGTATCCGTAGCGATCCATCTCAGCCCTCGAAGTACTGCCGGAAGCCGCGGTCTGTGTAGACGTGGAACTGATTGTTGCGGTCCTTGATGATGTAGTCGCCGAACTTGAACGTCAGCTCGTTGGTCGTCCCAAAGGGACCAGGCACGAGATATGCGATGGTCACCGGGCAGCCCGGCTCACGCATCGCCACCTCGACGTTCTCGACCCTGGTGATCCAGTCCGAAATCTGTTGCACGTCCGAGAGGTTGGAGTACTTGACGTACTCGATCTCGACCGGCTTGGTGCGGGTCTTCTGGATGACGACGTTACCCATCGCTGCGCTCCTCCTCCGTCTCCTCCAAGGTGGAGGCGATCTTCTTGTCGTTCATGGCTTCCCACAGGATGACGTTCATGAGCGCCCGGCGGGACAGACCACCGATCTCACGGCAGCGAGCGTCCAGCTGGTCGGCCAGCTTCTTCGACATCACGTGGGTGAACTGGGTCATGTCCGGTTCGGCGTCCGTACGCGGCTGGCGACGAGCCAACGTCTCGGGCCGGATCCCCGGAACCTCAGGTGACAGCTCAGCCATTGAGCTTCTCCTTCACCTTGAGGAAGCCGGCCTTGACCTGCGTGCGGTAGTGATAGCCGACAGCGACAGCGACTCCCGTCAGCAGAACGGCCATGCCCTTGGTCTGGACGGGCGTCTTCTTCGGCTGCTCCACCTCGACCAGATCCAGCACGTTGGCGAAGGCGTGTTTGGCTCCCATGTGGTAGGAGTACTTCTGCGGCTCGAAGGCCTCGAGCGGGAGGTTGGTGTCGCCTTCCATGTTGTCGAGCACACCGTCGACGTTGGCGACGTAGCCCCTGAGCTTGTCGTAGTTCTCGTTGGTGATGATCATGGTGGTTCCTTTCGGGATATGAGGCACAAACCTAGAGCCCGGGTTAGGGGCTCTAGGCGAGGACGTACTACTGCTGGTTCTTCTGCTTCTTCTCGCTGATCTTCACCTGCTTGGCGTAGGCTCGACGGCCCTGAGCGGCGGACATCGCGTCGACGACCTTGGCAACGGAGGTTGCGGCAAGGGCGCCAGCTGCAATGCAGCCGATCGGGTTCTCGTTCCACTGCTGCTTGAGCTGGGGTGGGATCTGGATGTTGATCTGCATGGGAATTCCTTTCATAGGGTGGGTTCTCATTACACCCTCGGTTTTCCTTGCGAGGCACAAACCAAGAGCCCTTGTTAGGGGCCCTTGGCTAGAGGTTCTCGTGCAACTCGTGGCGGAAGATCAGTGTCTCGTTCATGTGGTTCATCCACTTTCCATGCTTGATGCGTCGGCCTTCCAGCTTGTACTCAGCCTTGAGGAGGAGCTCGTAGCAATACCAGTGGTATATGACTTTGAGCCCTTCTCCAAGGGTGGTTTCGGGGAAGTCGAGCATCTGTTTGGTCTGTGAAAGACGACGCTTCATTGACATGATGGTCTCGTTTCTGTTGTTAGGGATTCTCATTACAGGCAGAGATTTCCACGCGAGACAGAAACCTAGAGCCCGGGTTAGGGGCTCTAGGAGTTGACTACTTCAGCACGAGCGTCTGAGGGGCGTTCTGCGGGATCACGACGTAGGTGTCGTCGTCGAGGGGGTACACGTTGTTCCCGGAGTTCTTCTCCTCGAGGATCCAGTTCATGATGTCGCGGCGGTACTCGGCCTCGGCGTTCACGGCATCGGCCCATTCCTGGTCCAGCTCCTGCTGTTCCTTGATGGCGATGACGAACACGGCGGCGTATGCACAGACGGTGGCGGTCATGATTGAACCGATGAGGATGGTCTCCTGGTTTTCGGTGACCCACTTCTTGAACTTCTGCATCTTGGTCACGATGATTCCTTTCATGGGGTGGTGTGGTGTGGTCATTACACCCTCGGTTTTTCTCGCGAGCCTCTATTATCAGTGGACTTATTTAGAGGCTGAAGGCAGGGCTTAGACCATGATTAGCCTAAGCCCTGCCAACAGTTTGCCGGCCAAACAGCGGCCGCGCTATTCACTTCCCTTCCTAGTAGAGGTATGGCTAGAGGGGTCCTTGCAGTGGATGTCCCTCAGCTTCGCGCGCTGCATCGCCTTATCCTGGACGACCATACCTAGTGCCTTTAACTCCCTACGAATACGGCCGCTAAGCCTGTAAACGCGTTCGGGGCACCACGCCGCTCACCCATCCCCTGACGGGCCTTTATGTACCTGCTTAGCCTCTGGCTTACGTCTTCGGGTACCTGATAGGGGATGACGCTCTGGGCCTAAGTTGTTTAGCGTCGCCCAGACGACGTACTGCGCATCTAGTGGTTACGTCTCCACGGGCGGTGTCCATCCGCTTCCTTGGTGGTACGCACAATATCTACATCGGACTCACCTCTCTCCATCAGTGTTTCCGCTCGCATGACGGGATACCGCCAAGTCAGTCGGAGGTGTAGAGCTTCTCGCTCTTTCCCTCCACGGGCTCCGAAGTCCGGGCCTTGCCGATCGAGGTGATGATCATGTCGAGGATGAGGCCCACGACAATCACGAGCATCACAATCTGGAAGAACATGGTCCAGGTCATGCCTTGGCCTCCTGCTCCTTCATGTCCTCCAGCGCGAGCTTCTCGAGCCAGATCTGGACGGCGCCCTGCTCGTCGTCCGTACGCTCGCTGGCGTTGGCCACGGCGACCGCATCCGTGCTGAGCTTGCCGACGCTCTCCGACGACTCACCAACGAACTTCTTCTGGAACGAGTTGTCGAACGCCTTCAGGGTGTAGACCTTGAAGCCGCTCTCGGACTTCAGGACCCAGTCGCCGACGAAGGCCTTGGTCTGGCGGTCGTTCAGAGGACGGTGGACGTCGACCTTGATGAAGGGCAGCTTGATCTTGCTCGTCTCCTCGCCGGCGTCGTTCCGCAGGGTCTTGGTCGACGCGTGGATGTCACCGCCGCACCACTCGGCAACCTCGTTGAGGTTCTCCTCGGTCACCTGGACAGCCTCCACGGGGAAGGGCTTTCGGGTGTAGTGCTCGATCTTGAGGGTCATGTGTTCTGCTCTTTCTTTTCGGTGTTGCTCGGGCTGAGCGTCTTCGTGTACTTCTTCGGGCCGGTGTCGTTGATGCTGAAATACGTCTTGCCCTCGTCGTCAGAGAACATCTTGCTGTTGCGCTTGTTCTGCCAGATGCCGGTCACGCCATCCCACATCTCCGCCGAGTGCTTGTACCACTCGTCCGGGTCGTCCGTCAGCTCGGAGAGGTTCTCATGCTTCAGGAGCTTGTTGATAATCGGGATCGTGGCCTCGGCGGAACCACCCGAGTGCCCGTAGACCATGAACGCGCGGATCACTCCGACGTACCAGTCCACGAACTGCGGCTCCTCGCCGATGAGCTCGAGCTCACGACGTGCGTGCTGCGCCAGGTTGCTCTCACCGCCGTGAGGAACCTCATGACCCTCGAAGTCCTCGTGGAGGCTGTTCGGGTTGCTGCGGTGGTCCACGTGCTTGACGCAGTAGGTGGTTCCACCATCCGGCTTGTCGGAGACCTTGTAGTTGCACGCGCGGTAGTAGTTCTCACCCTCGTAGGAGATCACGTTCCCGTTCGTGAACGCTGAGTCACCGACCTTGGTGTAGTCGGTGTTGGGGGTTCGCGTCATGACTCACCACTGGAAGTCGTCTTCGAGGATCTCGCCCTCGATGATGTCGTCGCCGGGGCCGGCCTCGATCGCCAGCATCTTGCCGTTCATGTCGACCTCGGGGATGGCCGCGTACTTCTCCTCGAGCGCGTCCATGCGGATGGTCACGTAGATCGACTTGAGGTAGGCCTTGACGCCGGTCTCGCCGCGGTTGTTCGGACCCCACTGGAACGGATTGATGATGAGGTCGACGTTGGCCATGTCGGCGAAGTCGAGCATCTGTACGAGGTCCTCGCCGATGGCGGTGCGGACCTGCTCCAGCTCCTGGGTGACCTGGTTGATGCGCTTGGCGATGAGCACCACGCGCGGCGGACGGTTGCGGTAGCTGACCGCGATGGGGACCCATGGCTTGGGCAGGTCGCCCTCCTCACGGGGCTTGAGGTACTTGACGTTCCAGCCGTCCTCCTTCATCACCTCGGCGATGTCGTCGGGGAGGATGCAGCCGACGCTGCGGACGCCTTCCTCGTTGAACTGGCCCTCACGTCCGGTGAAGTTCTTGAAGATGAGCTGTGCGTTCTCGATGGTCACCGGCTGAAGCTGCCGACGACGCTGGAGTTCCTGTACCATGTGTGTTTCTCCTTGATCTGTCTTACTTTGTGGGTGGGTAGTAGTACGGAGTGTGCAATATGCGCTCCATCGGCTTGGCCTTCCACTCCGGGAAGCGCTTGATGTAGTACATATAGTCCTTCCGCAGGAGATTGGCCTGGTGAGATTGCACCATGAGTGGATCACCAAGCCAAGGGGGTGTCGGGCCGTCGTCATCTTGTGTGAAGTGACTGAAATATAGGGCCGCGGTCTTGACGAAGCATGTGTCGTCGAAACCCAAGTTGATCGTCCACTCGTCACAGATGGCCTTCTGATATGTCAGCAGACTGAACTCATACCCGCGCCACATCTTGGTTACCGGGTGATTGATCCAGCCGCGTCCCGTCGTCAGCGCCTTCATGATTTGCAGGTTCTCAACTCGTTGCTTACCTAGTCGCTTCTGATCGAGCAACCCAGCGCATTCCTCGAAGTAGGCGAGAGGCGTTTCCGTCTCGCCCAGATAGGGAAGGAATGTCTGCATCTCGCTCCTCTCGGTTACTTACGAGGGTTGATAGAGAGGTGATCGAGGGTGTCGGAGAGGAGACGCTCGCGAATCTCCTCCCCAACGTTGCTCGTATCGATCCGAGCGATGATGATTTGACCATCGCTGGAGACGAAGGCTGACCCGATCGTGAAGCCGTCGAACTTGATAGGCACCTTGCGGTGCGGCTTCTCGCACATGTCAGCCCCCGTGGTTTGCGAGGACCTTCGAGGTCTTCTTGGACGCCTCCGACAAGCCCTGCATGGCCTTGGTGACCTCCTTCGCGCTCTCAACGAGACGCTCCTGCTGGGCCTTCTTCTGTCGACGCTCCCGATCGCGCTCCCGATCGCGCTTCTGACGGCGCTCCTCGCGCTCCCGATCGCGCTTCTGCGCTCTCAGTCCGCTGTCGATGGACTCCTGGCGGTAGATCGCCTGACGCGCCCCACCTCGGGCCCGCTTCTCGCTCTTTCGCATAGTGAACGCTCCTTCTACTTGAGGAACTCCTGGAAGTCCCCGAACTGGTTGATGGCTTGAACTGCCTTGGACGCGAGGTCCTCGTAGTATGACATGTCGATCTGGAGATCACTCCCCATCCGCTTCGCCATCTCCGCCTCGAGCCACACGTGGCCCTTGGTTCCGGTAACGGCGTACTTCTTGCCCTCGTGGACGCGGTACAGGATTCCGCCTCCCGACTCAGGCATGACCGGCAGGAAGAGCCCGGTCCGACCGATGAACTGCTCGCCCGAGTGCGTCTTGTGCATCGGGTTCTGAACAGAGTCGAAGTCGATCGTCATGTGACCCTTCATCACCTGCTTCGCCTCGTAGTAGTCGTCGGGCTCGATCAGGTCGTCGAGGGAGAAGAGCGTCTTGTAGACGTACGGGTGCTGGAACTGAGCGCCCACAGCCTCCCACTTTCCGATCTTCTTCTCCTTCGCCGCCCAGCCGACCTTGGCGATGTACACGGCGTCGTTGACGAGGCAGAACTTCGAATATGTCGCCTCGTGCTCGAAGGTGTAGCCGTACTTCTTCCCGAACTCCATGACCTCGCCGATGATCTCCGGCGTGGCATTCGGGATCTTGATCGAGTCCGTCTTGATGTGCGCGACGGTGAAGCCCTTCTCCTGAACGAAGTGCTTCAAGTCGATCATGAACAGAGCACCGCGCTTGGCGACGATGTTGTCCTTGTTCTTCATGATGCGGAACGGGTTGTCGAACTTGGCCGAGGTCATCCCGTAGACGATGTTGATCACGATCTTGAGCGCGTAGGAAAGGTCTTCCGCGGTGCTCTCGTCCTCGAGATATGGCTTGAGCTTGCCGTCCAGCATCTTGCGCGCGTCGTCGAACTTCTCGTGCTTGATCGCGATACGCGCCTTCAGCAGGTCCTCGTAGTTCTTCGTGTACTCACCGAAGTAGTTCATCTCGATGAGCGAGGTGGGGTGCATCGACGCGACGTCCAGAACGGCAACGTCGGTGTAGATTCCCTTCTCCGCGTAGACGTAGCCGCCTTCGCTCGGGTCTTCGCCACGGTAGGTGCTCTTCCCGAAGTCGAACTCGTAGCCGGGGAACGTCTTGGACAGGTCGGTGTACCTGAACTTCGACTGCGGGTTCCGGTCAGCTCCGAATATGATCCGGGCTGTGTGCTTGGCGGTGGTGTCGTTGACCGTGAGGCCACTCAACTCCGCCAGAATCTGCCGAGCGACGAAGTCCGACTTGCGGTCCTCGAAGGTTGCCTCGGTTCCGAGCACGTCGTTGCAGCAGTACTCGACGATCCGCGGGATCAGTTCCTCCGGAACGTCCTCGTTCCAGGGGATGTCCATCTCGATCTTATGGATGCCGAGGTCGATCATGAACTTCTTCAGCGACTGCTTCTTCGACGAGAAGTCGTAGATGTCCGCGTAGGAGAGGTTGTACGCCTCCACGAACATGCTGTTGCGGTCGTTGTTCACGATCTTCTGGGACAGGTCGAACAGCTGCTTGTTGCTCATGCCCATGAAGCGCCCGTAGATCATGTGGTTGTCGTAGCGCCGGTTGTTGAAGCCGATGAGCTTCAGCTTGAGCAACGCCTCGACGTCCGCTGCGGACGGGTTGATCATCTTGACGATGTTGTTTGCGCCCTGGAACTTCCAGCAGATGATGAACAGGTTCGGGTAGACCTCGACGTCGAAGAAGACGTTCCGCTCGTCCTTCACCTGTGCAGCAGCCTGAGCCGCTGCGCCACCACCGAATGCCGCACCCTGTGTGCTGGTGTCGTCCGGGTTGCCCTTGGGCTCGCCCTCACTGGCCCACTTCATCTCGTTGACGACCTTCAGCGCCTGGAGCGACTGGTTGGACGAGTTCATGGCGAACGACATGATCACCGGACGGAGATCCGTCAGGTCGTAGGACATGCCGGACTCGTGGGCCTCGTCCAAGATCTTCTTGATGAAGTCAACCGAGGGCTTGGTACTCGGATGGATCTCCTTACGCAGGTTGCGATCGATCAGGTCCCTGAGGCCCTTCTCGGTCTTGATCGTCTTCTCGCTGAGCATCTTCTTCTCCTTCAGAGGCAGGACCATATTGAGCGTGGCCACTGGAATGTTGTTGCAATATGACAGTCGCCGACGAAGCGATGCGTCGCCCAACAGGGTCTTGACCTCGATGCCTTCGGAATATGACGACGAGAGCTGTGTGACATCACCCTCGTAGTTGTAGTGCAGGTGCACCCCGTTCCCACCCTTGCTGAGTTCCGCGTAGGTGGGCGGCCAGACAGAAGCAGCCTCGAGATTTCTCTCGAGGGACTTCTCACCGGTCTCCGGGTCCTTCAGATCGAAGTCGATAACGATGTGCTTCTCCGGAACCTTGACGAAGTGAAGCTCCTGCGTATCGATATCCGCAAGCGTCGTCCGTACACTCGCCCACTTCTGGGCAGGGATCTCATCGCCGAACTCGTTGATCCGAGCCAACTGAGCGGGGAGCTCAGCGAACTCGGTGTCGAGCAGCGATACCTTCTCTTCCAGCACGAGGGAGAACGTGTTCGGTTCCTTGGCGGGGACCTTGAACTTGTTGGCGTTGAAGCCGCTGTAGTAACTACGCACGTTGGCTCCTTCCAACACGTAGCGGTCATGGAACTCATCGAAGTAGTTCCGGAGTTCCTCCCGGACCTTGTACATGGGCAGCACTCGGTCGATCCCGGTGTCAGCACAGAACTCCTTGTACAGGCTGTAGGCCTGACGCAGCGTCGTACCGTCCTGGAGCTTGAATATGTCGAATGACGCCTCGATGAAGTTGAAGAACACATCGGTCTGAAGCATCATCTCGAGAGGCCGGTAACCGTTGTAGTAGTTCTTCCCCATGTCGCGGTAGACCTCAAGGCAGTGCGCAGCGATCGCGCCCAGCTCGAAGTCGATCTTCGCCATCAACGTGTGGTAGTGATTGATCGGGATCTTGACACCCGTGGGGTGGATGTCGATCAGACGACGGATGATTCCGGACTTGGCGTCCGAGATCTTGACCGGCTGGTTGGTCCCCATGAAGAGCATCGCATTCACCTTGGCCGTGTAGCCAGGCTTGTACTTCTCGTTCATAGGCATGTCCTCGTGGGACACGATGGAGTTCAACCGGGCGTTGTCCTCAAGCTTGCTGAGGTCACCGTCATGCTGGATCGCGACAAGCGGGTTGTTCTTGAATACCTCCGTTGCGAATGCCGCCCCGGACGAACCTAGGGCTTTCGCGTCGAAGGTGGTCGTGTACCCATCGAACATCTTCTGAACGACGTTGAGAATGGTCGACTTACCACTCCCCGGCGGACCATAGAACACGAAGAACTTCTGGATTTTCTTCGCGTCGCCAGCGACGATCGCTCCGATTGCCCATTCGATCTTCGCCCGCTCTTCTGAGTTGTAGAGCGTCCCCACAAGTTCATCCCAAGCGCTGAAGTCACCAGGCTCGAGACGGTACGGCAGACGACGGCTTGCGTAGTCCGACTTCTTGACCTCCGTGTTGACGAAGGTAAGGTGGTCGTCCAGTTGCTTCGAGTTGTCGCTGACGTTCTTGAGGAACTTTTGGAATGCATACCAGCCACCATTTGAAGCCGAGCGGAGGTATTTCACGTTGTACGGGACGTCGTTCTTGGCGTCGAACGCCCGAAGTTCCTCGTCGATGAGACGCTGAACGTCGTACTCGTCCGTAGACCAAAGCCCTTGCTCCTCGTCCCAAACAGCATAGAACGATTTGCCTCGAACCATCAGGTCCTTCGAGCGCCCAACCGTGAAGTCAGGATATAGCTCGGTGACGCCCTTGGTCTCCCTCGTACAAATCTGATAGAAATCCACTTACCCTCCTCTCGGTTATTGGAGCAAATACGCAGCCAGTTGGTACCAGATCTCGACCTTCTTCTGGTTTTCATGGGCCCGCTTCAACGGGAACAGGCCACCACGGCCATCCTCTCTATATGTGCGCCAGATCACGGTGTCGAGGACGTTGTTGATGCGTCGCTCAGGAAATGGCGCTACGGCGTCGGTGTAGTTGTCGATCTCGAGATTGTGAAGCAAATGCCAGAACCAAGCGCGCGCCTGACCATCAGCTTCGAAGGCCAGGCGACGCGACAAGGCGATGAGCATCTCGAGCATGGAGCAGTTGAGAGCCAACCACTCATCGTCGATGTGGGCTATGCCCGTCTCTTCGATGAACTCATATCTGAGTTCCCTACCGTCCTCGGCTCGGTTGTCATCATTGGGAACGAACCAGACGAACTCCGTTGTGTAGAGCAGTCTGAGCAGGGACCAGTAGGTCCTGTTGGGGTTCTTGAGTCGAACCGACGCGACTTGACCGTAGAGCCACCGCAGATATGCATCATCCGGCAGCTCGGGGGTCACTCGTCCAGCCGCCTACGTCGCGACATCGCCGAGTGCTCGACGTGGTCGTCGGTCTCGACGAGACCCAGGACCTCCTCGGCGTAGCTGCCGTTGTGGCGCAGGACCTCGAAGTCCGTTGCCAGCTTCTCGTTGCGGATGAACACCACGTTCGGGTCGTCACAGCCGTGGCCGAACCGCTTCATGTTGTCCTGACCGACCGTCCCGTTGATGTCGTCGATCATGGCCTCGTTCTCGTCGACGAGGGTGTCGTCGCTCGCGAAGTAGGTCAGAACCTGACGGTCGTTGCTGTCCGAGTTCTCGGACCACTCGTTCTCGGTGATCACGTACGGACGCCCGAGTTCACGGTTCATCTGCTCCGCGTCGATGTCCCACGCGTCGATGTTCAGCGCCACGCCCTCGAACAGGACCTGGCTCTTCTGAGGCTCGATCGGGTGCTCAGAGTTCTCCTCCTGCACCTGAGCCTGGACCTCCTCGGCGACCTCCATGAGGCCTTCGTCGGCGGTGACCACCTCGACGCTCTGACCCTGGTAGCTTGCCAGGGCGGCCGCTGCCTCGGGACCCATGAGCTTCTCGACTGCCTGAGCCGGCGTCTCGAACTTGCCCTTCTTGTTGAGCGTGGAGTAGAACGCCTTGGCGTCCGCGATCTCCTGCTCGGCGATGGCCTCGAACTCTGCCGTGAGCTTGCGCTTGGCGTAGATGAAGCCGGCGGCTGCACCGACAGCCGTCGAGAAGACGGTCATGCCGATGGATGCCATCTGTACCTTGTTCATGGTGTCTTCCCTTCTACTTTCCGGAGTTTCCGAGCTTCTTGAAGATGGGCCCGTCGACGTTGAAGTCGAGCAGGATGGAACCGTCGGCACCGACGTGGAATGGGTCGAGACCGCCACGCTCCGCGTCCTTCCAGCACCCGAAATCGATGTACTGGTCGCCGTTCTCGGAGTCCCACATCCAGCCCACGACGCAGCCGGCCTCGGTGTCGTCCATGCCGAGCTCGCGGTAGACGTCGTTGAGGAGCAGGTAGCCCTTGGCCCGGAGGCGGTCGTTGCAGTGGTTCTGGATGAGGCGGATGAACCACCCGTTGCCCTCGACGGTGTTCTGGAAGTTGTAGTTCTCCGCGTCGAACACCTTGGAGTACGGCGAGGATCCGTCACCAAACGTGGTGACCTTCTCGACCTTCGAGCCCTTCTTGGTCTCGACGATCTCCTCACGGGTGGAGGTGCCGTACATGAACTCGCGGTCCTTGTCGTCGCCGAGCTCCTCACGGACACGGCCGCGGTACTCGTTGAACGCCTTGTTCACGGCGGTGAGCGTGGCGGTCAGGGCCGCGTTGCGCCGGGTGAGGATGACGTGCGACCCACCGAGAGCAGCCACCGAGAGGCAGCCGACCACGACGGACGGGGCGTAGAGCTTGGTGATGTCCAGCACGAGGCGGGTGTGGATGACGACCTGGTCGTGCTTGAACTTGTCCTCCGTGTAGGTCTCCGGGCGCTCCTCGCGGAGGTCCTTCGACATCTCCTTCTTCTCCTCGAAGGCGTCCAGGACCTCGGAGACCTTGAGGGTCGCGCGGCTGGACATGACGACCGTGGCGACGACGCCGGCAACGCCGACGCCGAAGAGGATGGCCGGGGAGTGCTTCTGGCCCGTGAGGAGGGCAAGACCTGCCTTGCTGGTGACGACCTGCTTGGCCGCTCCGATGGATGCTGCGATGTTCATGAGATCTCCTTTAGATCTTGTTCTGCTTCTTGAGCCGCATGTACACGGCGATGACTTGCTGGTCACTCATCTCGGCGACCTGCTTGGCCCACTTGGGGGTGGGTTTGCCGTCCAGCCCCTTGTAGGCCATCTTGACGGCTTCGCGTTCCTTGCTCTCCGTACCAGCCATCAGCCGAGGTGCTCGGGCTCAGGGAACTTCAGCTCCCACCCGTCCTTGACTCGCTTGACGCCGGCGCCCTCGAGGGACTTCCAACCCCACGACTCCTCGCGGAAGGTGGAGCGGATATCCACGAGATCGAACAGGTCGCCGACGGAGACCTGCTTGTAGGTGCGGATCAGCTCGAGCATGCGCTTGAGCACCTCGTTGCCCTCCTCCTGCGTGGCCAGAACCACGTGGCGGTAGTTCTTGTGGAGGCCTGCCAGTCCGGCAGAGACCTCACCACCGGGCTGCTGCCACTTGGGCATCTGGTCGAGGGTCTCGGTGTACACCCAGCCCGACTCCAGGAGGTCCTGGACGGTGGCGTTCTTGAGACCGGTGAGCTGAGAAACGCGGTCGATCTGGCTCTTCGAAAGCTTCATACTTGAGTCCTTGTCTATCCGAGTTGGTCGAGTTATGCGCAGTTGGAATCGCCGCAGGCGCAGACGATCCTTGTCCGCTGCTTGACCGGGTAGTGCTCTTCGTTGGGGTCGATGTCCCCCATTAGTCGAGCTGAACCGGGTTCGGCAGGTCGAGCAGGTAGCCATTCCGAGTGCGGTGCGGCCGAGCGCCATCCATGTTGAGCCAGCCGAACTTCTCGTCCGTGTACTGACCCGTGACTCCGACCAGGTCGAAGAGGTCGGCGACGGTCGCACGTCCGTAATGGATCGTCAGGGACTGCATCCTCGAGATCACCTCGTCGGCCTCGACGCGCGAAGCCAAGATGATGTCGTTGATGCTGACGTTGCCGCGAGTGGTCACGGTCCTCGATGAGGGTTCCTGCTGACGCTCACGGGGGTCCTGCATGAACCCGGGGCGGTTGTAGTTGACGCGGGACGCCAACGTGGAACCGACCGAGTTGTAGTTGGTCCGGGCGGAACGACCGCGGGACTCTCCGTAGAGAGCACGGTCGATCGCTTCACGGCCAGCGTCCGCAACCATGTCCTTGGCTGCCGGCACGAGAACGTCCCAGAGCACGTGGCTCATGACGCTCCGACCGTCGTCGCCGGTGAAGGCCGACGCGAACCGCTTGCCCAAACCGGGCTTCTTGACGATCACCTTGCCGGTGGTGATCTGCTCCTGCTTCGGAGCCTCCGACTTCTCGGGCATCTTCTTGGGCGTCTGTCGGCTGTTGCCGGGGTACTCGTCCATGGGTTTCCTATCTGAAATATGCGAGCGGTGGTTGGTTGTCAGGCCTTCTCGGCCGACTTCTTCTTCTTGATCTCCTCGAGAGCCTCCAGGAAGTCGCCGATCTTCTTGTCCACGTGCTCCGAGGCCATGCCGGAGACGATCTGGGCGATGACCATGCTGCCGACGGTGAGGGTGGCCTTCTGGAGGCCGGTCTCGGGCTCGGCGACGTTGTTCTTGATCACGGCCTTCGAAACGGCGTAGGCAGAGAATCCGACGACGGCGGTGACGGCGTTGCGGACGGTGAAGGGGCTGTTCTTCTGAGACATGGTGGATCCTTTCGAGTGTTTTGAATGGTTGGGTACTGCGGGTAGGGGCACATATTCATCGCTGGGGTCGATCGCGACCTCGGCTGTCGTTTATAGCCAGGCATCCGGAATAGGGTGGAGAACCCCTACGAAGGAACCCTTGCCTGGACCCCCTTGAAGTCGGCTGGAGGTCAGCCGTCCGTACGCGGCGAGTTCTTCCTCTGCATCGCCACCATGAGGACCTCGCGGGACATCTTCTGCGGGTCCGTGCCGGCGAGCGTGTCGAACTGCACCTGGTCCATGTTGAGCAGCTCCTCGCGGGAGTACCCCTCCGGCTTGGTGCGCGCACCCACGGCCTGGTTCTCCTGCACCGGGAGCGCTTCGGGCATCTTCGCCACGAGCTCCGGCGGCACGATCGCGCGCAGCCAGTTGGTGAACTCGGTGTCGGACGACTCCGGCCCGAAGAACTCCATGAAGAGCACCGTGTAGGCGTCGGACTGGAGGAACTTGCGGGAGATCTCGTCGGACTTGTTGAAGGTGATGCCGTCGTCGTCACGGACACCGAAGGCGCGACGGACGATGTCCTTGTAGGCACGGAGGAGCTCGCCGGCAGCCTTGCGCTCGACGATGTCGGTCCAGTACGCGGACATGCCACCCTTCATGTCGAACTCGAGCTCGGTGACCTCGGGCATGGACAGGTTGAAGTAGAAGTCGCGGGTGATCGACTCACCGTCGAGGTTCTTGAACGTGATGGAGCGCTTGAGCATTGTTACTTCCTTTCGGACCGGTCAGATGCCGGGGAGTGGGGTGTCACGCGTGGGCGCGACGTGAGAGATGTTGATCTGGGCGACCTGGTTGATCTGGAACCCCATCATGTTCGGCACACGGGCCAAATATGCAGCGAGTTCCACGTCGCCCTGGATGTGTTTTGCGGCCGTGACCATGTTGTCACCGAAGTCGACCTCGACGATGTAGTGCTCCATCATCGAGCCTTGGCGGGACGTCTGCGCTTCTGGGCCGGCTCCACGTAGAGACCGTCCTCGATGAGCGTGGCCTTGAGCAAGATCAGGTAGTTGATGTGGTCCCCGATCTTCTCGTCCCACGCCGCAGCGGTGAAGGCCTCACCAGACTCGACCATGTCGTAGACCGAGACGGTGTGCTTCACCATCATGCCGGTGACGGCCTGCGGCAGCGTGGTGCCCTTGAGGCGGGCCGCACGCTTGAAGTTCGACAGGCGGTCGACGTCGGAGGCGTACTCCTCGGCCTTGCCTGCCAGAACGGACTTGCTCTGCTCGACCTGCTGGTTGAGCACCTGCTGGAACTGCTCGTGCTGCATGGGGTTCTCCTTGAAATATGACACAAACCTAGAGCCCGGGTTAGGGGCTCTAGGCGTGAGGGGTCACGACTGGATGGGGTTCTCCAGGTCAGCGAGCGTCTCGGTCGTCGAGGAGTCGAACTCCAGGGCGCTCAGGTCGGCGTTCTCGTCGTCCTTCGAGTTGGACTTGATCACGACGGTGGCGGCAGCAGCGATGGTGGCTGCGGTCACTCCGATGGCGATGAGGATCTTCTTCGAGGGGCGGCGGAACTTCTTCTTGGGCGTCTCGGTTGTCGAGTCGATGACGATTCCGGGAACGGTGTCGTTGGACATGGTGTTTCCTTTCGTAGGGTGAGGGTTCTCATTAAAGCGCGTGTTTATTCTGCGAGGTCAGTCGCAGTCCATACACGCATCTATGTCATGAGAGCCGATGAAACCCCCTGATGGGCTCCACGCGGTACCGGATCGAGATCGCCGGCTTCTGGTCGGGCGAGATGCACGTAGAGAACTCGATCTCCAGGAGCTTGTCGACGTTCCAGCCGATGTCGTCGGCGTCCTGCGTGTGCTCGAGGCCGAGCATGTCGTAGAAGTCGGACAGCGATGCGTAGTTGTACATCAGGATGCGGTGGTTGAGGTCGTTCTGGGCCTTCTTGAGTTCCTCCATCGAGGACTTGAAGTACCGGGCAGACCACGAGTCGAAGCACAGCTGGTCAGAGCCCTCGATGACGACGAGAGACCCGGGAACCGGCGTACGCGAGACCTGGTCCTGAGCGACTGCGTCGGCGACCTTGGTGGCCTTGTTCTTGCCGACCTGCTCCACGACCTTGTCCCTGTACTCAGTGAAGGCCTTCTCCGACAGGGAGAAAGCCGCCGTCATGGCAGCTGTCCGGCGCATGCCGATGCGAGTCGACATGATGATCGCCGTCGCCGTTCCGACCCCAACGACCGTTGCGGGAATGTATTCCCGCCAGACCAAAATGGCCTGCTCCTTGAGGGGAAGGTCCGGGGCCTCCTCAGAGAGGATGCGCTCCGCGTGGGTTGCACCACGAGCGGCCAGAACCGCGGTTGCGGCAACACCAGCCACGCCGACGCCAGCGAGGATGGCAGGCGAGTTGTCGTCTGCGAACTTGCCCAGGTTCTTGATGATGTCAGAAATCACGTCGGTACTCCGTTGCCTTGTCGATGGTGTCGGCGTCGCGCGCCTCTTGTTCCTTCTTGCGCCGGATGGCGGCGCGGATCTCGTCAACCTCGTCAACCTCGTCATCCGTGAGGCGCTCCCGAGGCTTCAGGATGTCCAGACCCTCGTAGGTGGGCCTGACATTGACGAACGACTCGATCCGCTTGATGCGGTTTCGAACCTTGACGGCGAGATATGCGGCCAGGATGCCGACGAGCAGCATCACAGCCAGCATGACGATGCAGATGTACATGAAGGCCGTCAGTACGACGGCCAGCGCCTCGTTGTTCATATTTGACTCCTTGTCAGGCGGTGAGTGGGTTGTAACCGTACTCGGCAACCATCGGGTCGAAGATGGTCCCGTCCGTACGCGGTTTGGGCCCCGGCAGGAACCGGATACCCTCGTCCACGATCACGATCCTCGCGGTCGTGTTGTGCAGTGGCATGAACTGGCGCTGGATCGTGGTAGTCCGGCGGTGCATCCACCTCGGGAGGCGAATATGACCACCGAACCGCACCAGAACGAGGGCCTTCACCTCGTCAGCTCACGGATGATGATCACGATGATCCAGAGACCACCCGTGATGAGCGTGAGGAAGGCATCGAGCATGAAGTTCCAGAAGCCGTAGCGGCGCATGGGCGTCAGCCCTTCTTGAGGTGGACGACCTTGGAGGTGCCCATGACGGTGATCTTGAACGAGATCTCGTTGTCCTTGACGATGAAGATCTTGGTGGTGGCCTGTGAGCCCAGCATGGACTCGGACAAGGCCTCGGTGTCGGCCTCGGAGGTGACGGTCTCACTGCCGGCCGGGAACGTGCCCTTCCAGTAGAGCGAGCTCGTGTCCTGGTCGACGATGTTGACCTCGATCGAGTTGTCGGCGATGACGGCCTCGAAGCCGTCGGCCTTCCAGGTTCCGTTGAGGGAGGGCTTCTCCACAGGTGCCTCCTGCTTGGTCTGGGTGGCGGGAGCTGCCTCGGATCCACCCGAGCAGGCACCAAGGCCGAAGGGAAGGAGGATGATGGCGATGATGGTGGCGACGATCTTGTGCATGATAATTCCTCTCAGAGATGTCATGTGCCTAGCGGTCGCCAGACACAAAAGTGAAGACCTGTTTTCAATCCGCTAGAAGGTGCGGGTGTGAGCAGTCAAATGTCTGCGGGTCTTCATTAAAGCCCGTGTTTTTTATGCGAGGGCACAAACGAGAACCGTCTCTATAAGTCCTAGGATGCTAGAAGCCACCTCCCGGAAGCGGGTGATGTTAGAGACGGTTCTCATTATAGGCCGTGTTTTTACTGCGAGACCTGAGCCTTGCCGAGCTTCTCAAAGACGTGGCCTTTGACGTGGTCCGCTCCTTGGCGAGGCCTAGGCCTCGGGTGCCGTGAACTTCTCGAGCTCCTCGTGGAGACGCTCGATCTCACGCTGCTGACGTCCGACCACGGTCACGGCAACGATGCCGATCACAACAGCGGACTTGTGGGTCATGACGAAACGAACGGTCTTGTGGAACTGCTTCTTCATGGTGTCTCCTTCTTGTAGATCAGGAACGGTCCGAACGACTTGTTCGGGTCTCCCGGGCTGTAGGACCAGTATCGCGTCCAACTGCGAGGTCTGTACCAGCGCTCCCCACAGAAGACGACGATTCTCCACTTGAACATATTTGTCTCCTCTCAAAGACAAACCCTAACACCGGGTTAGGGTGTTAGGGCTGAGGGTCACGCCTCGGTGGGGTTGGTCTCGGTGGTGGCGAGGGCCTTCTTCTCCGCGCGGCGGGTGCGGAACGTCCGGACGCCCTCGACCGCGAAGCCGATCGCGACCATGCCGACGAGTGTGCCCACGGTGGTGGCAGCGCTCGTCAGAACGGTGTTGGTCAGCTCCTTGGCGAGGGAGGTCTCGGAGGTCTCGTCCAGCTCGACGGGGTCGATGGTGGTCTCGTTGTCCATGAGGGTTTCCTTTCGTAGGGGGTGATTACTTCATTACGAGCTCAGTTTTTTCTGCGAGACAGAAACCTAGAGCCCGGGTTAGTGGCTCTAGGCTTTGAGGGGGACGTGTTACTGCGGGGGCAGCCAGGTATCAGAGCGTGGCAAGCATCGCGTTGGTCATCATGATCATGCCGAGCATCACTGCAAATAGAGCGATGTAGGCGATCACGATGAACTTCAGGATCTTGCCGATGGTCTTCAACATTGGTTGTTCCTTTCGTAGGTGGGTTCTCCTCATTATAGTCCTCGTTTTTCCTGCGAAAGGTGTAGACAAACCTAGAACCCGGGTTAGGGGTTCTAAGCTTGGTGGATCAGTCGAGGTCCAGGGGGTTCTCGTTGAGGCGTCGCTGACGGTCCTCCCACTTGGTGTCCGCGTATTCGTAGACCCACAGGCCAACGAGCATCACGCCGGTCAGCTTGAGCTGCCAGACGAAATTCTCTTTGGTGTGGTTCTGCAAGTACACGGGGGTCCGGCGGGTGGTGTCGGCTTCCTTGAACTTGAACATAGGTGTTCCTTTCGATTGATGGGTTCATTATGGGCTGTGTTTTTTCTGCGAGGTCTTGTCCAAACAACCTTCCGGGGAAATTTTGGCAGACAATTTTAAGAGCCCGTGACAAAAGTAGAGGGCGCGATTGAGGTTTTAATCTCTTTCGCGCCCTCTACTCTTGAATGCCTCTGACTTCGGGTCAGCAGGTCATCCCTTTGGCTTGCCCAGGAAGGGGAAGATCTTGGTCGTGAGGACGTTGTCACGCTCGTGCCAGAGGACCATTCCGGCGATGCCGACGTTTCCAAGGATCACGGCCACGGTGTTGACGTCCAGCTGCTTCGGTCGAGTTGCGTCGATGAGGTTGCTGAGTGTCTCCACGTGGTGCATGATCTTCTTGTATTCGTCGGAGTCACCAGTGTGGTTCTCCAGTTGTGCGATGAGTTTGGTCCGTACGACTTCGAGCTCGCTCTTGGCTGAGGAAAGCTTCCGGTCGAACATGCGGTTTCCTTTCGTAGGGGGTTTCATTACAGGGTGAGATTTTCACGCGAGCAAGCTAGCGCGTCATTTCACTCCCATTTTGAAGGCTTCAGCAGAGTTTGCTGACCCCTACCTCGGAGGGTTGACCTTGAAGGTGACCTCGCTCTGGTTGACTACGTCGGAAGGATCGACGTAGTTCTTGAGTACCAGAGCGGCCCGCTTCACGCTGTCTTCGTCCTCGGTGATGTGGATCTCACCGTCGAAGCGGGCATCCGACTTGCGGAAGTTGGCCGACAGCCAGGTCACGACCACACCGAGCATGGCCAGGGCTGCGGTTCCGACGCCGGCGTTCACCTCGACGTTCGGCCACTCATAGGCATGGCCCGCGAAGAGGTAGAACGTGACGATGGCAGGGCCGACGAGCTGGACGAAGCTCTTCATCTTGTCGTAGACGCTGTTGCTGACGGCGATCGGGTCCTTGGAGGGGGCCGCGTGCTCGGGCTGGTACTCGGGCTCTTCGATGTTCTGCTCGGTCATGACATTGGATCCTTCTCTGTTGGGTCGGGCAGCCAATCGTCCTCGTGGAAGAGAGGCGGTGGTGGGAGGAGGCTCTGGTGGCCCGGCAGGCTCTCGTTGATGATAGAGACAAGCATGACGTCCCACTGGTGGTGTCGGATGAGTGCACGGCGCGCGGCGGCTTCACGACGATCGCGTTCGTCCTCACGACGCTGGAGCTCCTGGACCTCACCAAGGAGGTCCTTGATCCTGGATTGCAGCTGCGTGACCACGCCGAGAGCGGCGTCTGTGATCACCTTCGTCGCGTCAGCTCCGGTCTTCTTGCGATTGGAGATGGCGTTGATTGCAGCGGCAACGATCGTTGAGAGGCCTACGGCTCCTACGACTGCGGACACTGTTTCAGCGTTGACCACCACGAACCTCCTCCTCTCGTTTCGTAGGGACACGTGCCAGTATTCGTTGGGCCATAGCCATCATGATGAACAACACGCCGTCCTTGCTGAAGGCAACCACGGCGGTGAGGTCCGAGTTGAGGTCCTGGATCGAGCTGATCAGGAGAGCACCGCCAAAGGCGAAGCACCATGTTCCTGAGATGAACATCCCCCAGACTCCGACCATGTACTGCCGGTTCTTGAGCCCGAAAAATGCCAGCATCCCAGCCACAAGCAGAACAATGCCCCACGAAGCCGGGCCTCCAGTGAGGTATAGCGCAGCCTTGTCGCCGATTGCTGAGAATAGGCTTGGGCCTCCGACGATGATGAGCATTCCGAGAAGCATGGAATATGCGGCCATCATGAAGACAGAGAACTGCATAATCGCCAGGAGACTAGCCAGCGCTCGGAACGACTGAGACGATCGATCGATCTGGTCGAATTTGTCGTGGTTCATCAGCCCGCCTTCCAGAGGCCTTCGATCTTGGTCCATGATTCGGCCACCTTCCAGACTCCACCATCTCTGACGTACGGGACCGCGCGCTTCTTCACGCCGTCGACATCCACCCATGCTCCTTCGAGCAGAGTGGCGGTCGATCGAGCGGACCAGGCGCCTGGACCGTACTTGTTCCGGAAGCGCCCCCACACATAGTAGACCTGCCCGGGGGACAAGCCGGTCAGCGTCTGGGGATGGGTGAGGCTCGTGACGATGGTTTGCGGGGCGTTGGGGTCGGTCCCATACCCGGTTTCCCAGGCTGTGCTCGGTGACCCGCCATCTCCGTTACCGGAATACGCCACCTTGAGCGAGGTCTGCTTGATCTCACTCAGGGCTGGAGTCGTAGGAGCCGGAGGGGAGTCGTGGGTTGTCGCCTGCGTCCTGGACGACCATCCAGACCAGCCCTTGGCGTTGTGCGTACGGACCCAGAAGTAGTAGGTCTTCCCTCTGAGGAGACCTGCGAGGATGCCGGAACCGTCCGTACCAGGGTCGAAATATGCCGACGACGAAGCGCCGAGCTCTTGGTAGCGAACCTGGACTTGGTTGATGGCGATTCCACCGTTGGGCATGTGGTTCGTGAAGCCTTGGACCCACGTGTCAGCGATCTGCTGGATACTCCAGGGGTCCGGAGTTCCGGGAGCGCTCGTTCGGCCGATGGCGACGCTGAACGAAGTCGGACCACCAATACCACTTGTCCCCGAGCGGCCCAGGTAGAATGTGACCGTCTGGTCGGTAGTGACATTCCATCGGCCAAGCAGCTGCCACGCGCCACCCGACACGAAGCGGAACTGGAGTGGCCCTGAGTTAACACCGTTGACGGTGTACTGCCACGGGAGCTGGTAGTTGTAGGTGCTTGGGCCGGCCTTCAGCCAGAACTCGACGTCGGTCCCAGTGTCACGGATCATCATGGTTCCAGTGGAACCAGTGGCCATTGTGTAGTCGGTCATGTCACCGCCTACGGCAGGATCTTGAAGTAGATATCGCCGTCACTGCCGCCAGTGGGGTTGGCCGTACCCGATGAGATCCCCGCGGCCTCACGATATGCTGTCTTGCTGCCCGGGATGAGCGCCTTGACGGCAGCGATGTAGTCGCGTGTTCGGTTGATCTCGCGGGAACCCCAACGAACTCGGCCTTCCTCTCCCGTCTCCGGGACTGTGGCGTATCCGGCTGCCGAAGCAGCGTTTCCAACCGCCATGTCTTACCTCCTTCGCTACGGTAGTGTCGCCCAAACAGTGGTCGTGTCGGCGTCGTAGTCGATCCAGGACAGGCCCGGAGCAAACGACAACCAAGAACCCGTGCTGACGAACTGGTTGATGGCCAACGTGGGGTAAGTACGCTCGCCTTCCTTGTCAGAGACGAAGATCTGCTCCGTCACACGCATCTGGTTGGCGATGCCATCCACATTACGCATCTCGACAAGGTCGCCAAGGTAGTAGTCCACGTTGTACTTGTACTGACTGTTCGGACGGATCTCTCCATCAAGAGCCTGGATCTCACGGTGCTCGGCCAGCGCTTCCTTGCCTCTCTGAATAAGCGCTGAGTCCAGCTCCGAACCAGCTTCAAGCTCGATGTCGTTGGCGTTCACGATGAGGATGCGCCGTTCGAAGCCGTCGGTGTCGATGGGAACGGCCGCAGGAATGACTTCCTGGAATCCGTTCTTCGAGTAGACGTAGGCCACGTTCTTGGCGCCCTCGATTGAGATCAGCTCAGTGGTGTCCGTCAGGTTGTCCAGCTCCGGCGCAAATATGACAGGCGGACGGGTCGTCTGAGACGAGGTCCGATCGCTGCCGGCGTACACATCGAAGTACAGCTGTGCCGCATCGCCGTTGCGAAGGAGTCGGAATCCAAGTTCCCAGGTGTTGGCCACGTTCGTGATGGCCTTATAGACCGTCTGAGGCTCAAGCTTGACCATGATCGTGTCTGGAGGCTCGAGGATGGTGTCGGCAGGAAGCGACGGCTGACGAGCCTCCACGAGGAACGGGATCTTGTCATAGACGCTCAGCACGCCGGTGACGCAAATATCGTGAACGATCTTGCGCATGATGGCCGCTGGAGTGTTGGTGATGTCCCAGGTCGGCTCAGTTGTGAGGTCGGAGTGGGACGCCTTGGCCCCGCGGTCCTCAAATATGGACTCGATTGACCGACCCTTGACCTTGAGGATCGACTTGCCGTCGGAGTCGGTGCCGTCCTCGATAGTCTCCACCGTCATCACTCGGTCGGACTGGTTCATCGCGAGCTGAGTGCCCTTCCGAAGAAGACCACGACTCCCGTAGGTGGAGCGGATGGCGAGTTCGAAATCGCCCCAGCTCGCCCAGCGCTCAGTCCAAATGAGCGACTCGAAGCGATCGATTACCTCGCTCCGACGGAGGAGACTATCGAGAACGTACACCTCCATTACAAGCCTCCGTATTTCTGGATGTGGTCGATGGTGAAGGGGACACCCGCACCCGTGGCGTACACACGGATGAAGTTGTCACCGGGCTGGAGTTCCAGCCATGCTGACTGCGGGCTCACACCGTAGAGGAAGGACGTCAGCACGCCCGCTCGAAAGAGCCGCACGTACTTGTCGCCTTGCACAGTGCTGATCGTCAGAACGTCGCCGGCCTGGAGCGTCCCAGCGAAGTCCAGCTGACGCAGAGCGCCAGAAGGGTCTACATGGTAGATCGTGAAGGCCGTCATTGCTCTGTTGACCGAGAGACTGAACACAACGCCAGTCTCGACCGAGCCGTCATAAGAGATCTGGATCGCATCCATGTTGGACACGGTGTTCCCCGTCGTGCGCACCGGCGTCGGATCGTAGAAATCCGGGTCGAAGCAGATGATGGAGATGTCGACAGCGGGCTCAGCGCTGAAGAGGTTCGTCTCGAAAGACTCTACCCTTCCTGAGATGTACGCGACGCTTCCGTCACTGTCGTAGAACCGAAGATCCACTGGAGCCTTAGACATGAAGTAGTTGTAGAGACGGCGGCGAAGATCGCGCACCGACTGGTTCACACTGTAGTCAGGCTCCAGCGAGATCGTCAGCTTGATGTTCCGTTCCTCCCGCCTGGAGGACTGGTACTGGGATCCGTCCAGCTGTGCGAAGGATGACGAGGTGATCGTCGCCTTCACTGGATCGAGTCCCTCCACGTTTTCTAGAAGGAATCCGCGGTCCAAGTCCTCCAGGGAGAGGTTCAGGAGGGCGCCCTGAGCGGAAATTGCCTCAATGCGTTTGAGCATTAGTTCTTCAGAGCTCCCTTCGCTGTCGAGATCTGGTTCTTGGTCTGCCGGTAGATAGTGGCCTCAGATAGAGCCTTCGGCGAGGAGTTGTACTGGTTGAAGGTCAGCTTGTCGCCGACGCCTGCCAGGGTCATTTCCTCCTGTGCATTTCGGTTTGCGGAGTAATCCGCCGCGGCAATCTTTGCGTTTCGGAATGCCGAGCCCACCTTGATGTCTTGCCCTCCGAAAAGAGCTCCCATTTTGACTGCATCGGCCTGAACCTGAGTCAGGTCCAGAACCGGGCGAATCGTGGGGTCGACATCGATGTGTGAACCAACAGCATCGGAGAGACCCTCGAGGGTCTTCCTCATCGCTTCGATCGTTCCGTGGCCGACCTGCTCCGAAGCACGCTCGGCGACACCGGAGGAGTCCTTCAGCCCCTTGGCAAGGCCCTTGACCGAGAAATTGCCGACCTTGGCGAACTCCCTTGAAGGAGAGCGAATGCCAAGAGCGCCCTTTGCCGCGTCAAGAGCCGAGCTCGCCAAGCGCCTCGCAGCGCCAGTCACAGCAGACAGCCCGCCCGTGATTCCACCGACCATGCCCTCCACGATTGCGGAAGCAAGGTTGCGGCCGGCAGCATGGAGCTGCGAGGAGTTTCCACGGATGGAGTTGGCAACGCCGTTGATCAGCTCGATCACAGCCCTCATGCCGCCGTCCACCAGTCGCGGCACATTGGCCGCGATGGCGTTGATGAAGGCGAGCATAAGGTCAGTCGCCTTTCGGGCGAACTGCGGAACATAGGCCTGGATCACGGTTAACAGACTCAGGATCATGGTGGCACCTCGAGAGGCGAGCACCGGGATCAGGGTCGTTACCGCCTCGATGAGTTTCATGATCAGGGTGGTCATGGTTGAGACGAACTGCGGAATAGCACGCTCGATAGCAGCCAGGAACGATATGAGCACGGTCGTGATCGCGTCGATGATCCTCGGTCCGGACTTGGAGATGACCACCGCGATGGCGATGATTCCCAACCCGACCTGCTGCGCGAACAGAGGGATCAGGTTCAGGAGTCCAGTGAAGCCCACGACCAAGACCGCGAACCCAGCCGTACCGATAGCGACGAGCGTTGCGAACCCTGCGGCGAAGGCTGCGAAGCCGACACCTGCGAGAAGCATCGCGCCACCGATCATCAAGATCGCGCCGCCAAGGACGATGAGGCCTGGACCGACGTACATAGCGGCTGCACCGGCAACGATGAATATGCCAAGTGCGACAGCAACAGCACCCAGCCCGAGGGCTAGGGTCTTGAGGTCTGCCTGCCCGAGAAGCATGATGACAGGTGCGAGCTGACCAAGCGCGATGGCGATGATCAGGATGCCCGCAGCGCCCATGAGCGTGGACGGACTTCCCATGAGATTGGTTGCCAGAACGAAGAGCCCCAGCGCTATCGCGATGGTGCCCAATCCCTTGGCCAGGTTCTCATACGGGACGAACCCGAGAGCAATGAGAGCCGGCGTCAAGACCGCCAGAGCTCCAGCCATGAGCAGGATTCCAGCAGCGCCCTTGATCGACTTGGAATCTCCGAGAAGCCACGCAGCAGCAGCCATGCCGCCGAGCGCGAGTCCCAGGGTTCCAAGACCCTTGGCGAGAACCTCGTACGGGATCAGTCCGAGCCCGATGACGACAGGAGCCAGCATCGAGAGGGCCGCAGCCATAAGCACGATGCCCGCAGCGCCCTTCATGGACTTGGTGTCTCCCATGAGCTTGGAGACACCTGCGAGAGTGATCAGCAAGGCCTGAACGGCCACGCCACCTTGGATGAGCTTTGCCTGGTCCATGGAACCAAGCTTCGAGACGGAGAAGGAGAGCAAATATATCGATCCAGCAAGGATCGCCAGGCTTGCTGCACCCTTCATGGACGTGTTCTCCATGTCGGAGAACTTGGTGAAGAGCGCCAGAGCAGCGATCAGAGCACCCGTGCCGATGAGGCCACGAGCCATCTCTTCCCAACTGAGACTGGCGATGTTCTTGACCGCGACGGACAGCAGCAGGATTGCTCCCGCCAGTAGGACCATCGCACCTCCAGCAGCGAGGATCTTGGCCGCGGAGGCGGGGGTTTCGCCCTCGATCGTCTTCATCATGTCCATGAGCGAACCCATGGACTTGGTCAGGCCGACCATCATGAGGCCGACGGCCCCAAGAGCGATAGCCAGCTTCCCGGTGTCAATGGTCGACAGGATCTTCAGCGCCACGGCGAGAATGCCGATCGCGATGGCGATCTTGAGGATCGCGTTGATCTTGACCTGCTTCTCCAGGGTCTCCGAGAAGGACGTCAGGGTTCCCTTGATGGTGTCGAAGGTACCGCTGATCGAGGTGGCGATGCCCTTAAACGAGTCACCAATCTTACCCAGGTTCTTCATGAAGTCGCGGATGGACTTGTACATCATGATGAAGAACGCGGTGTTGACCACTGCGATGGCGTCCTGCATGTCCAGGTTCTTGACGAACTCTGCGATCTTGTCGGTGATGGTGGTGAAGAGCTTGCCGATGGAGTCGCCGACCGGGCCGATGAACTCCTTGACTGCCATCAAAGCCTGCTTGACCTGCGACCAACCCTCTCGGATCTTGTCACTGGCGGCAGACAGCACGCCGGCACCCTTGGCCGCGCCCTCTGAGCCCTTCGTGAAGGCGTCGAGACCGAGGTTCTGGATGACCATGCGAAGCTTTCCGAAGTTCTCAGACAACTTGGACAGCATCTTCTGAAGCGGCTCGAGAGCCTGGATGCCGAGCCCCTTGAGGAACTCTCCTGCGATTCCAGTGGCGTCCCGAAGGTTGGCCAGCAGGCTTCGCACGTTGGCAGTCAGGTTCTTCCAGACACCATCCGCCAGAGCACCGAGCCCACCGAAAGCCTCCTTGATCTTGTTGACGAAGCCCGGAACGTCCCCACTCAGGAGAGCGCCAAAGGCCTCAGCCACCTTGCCGATGATGGAAATCAGCGGAACGAAGATCGCCGCACGGGCCGTGTTGATCGTGGAGAAGAACTCCCCGATCTTTCCGTTGGTGGTGAGCCAGTCCTGGATGCGAACGATGAAGTCGCCGACTGCCGCGGTCAGAGCGAGGAAACCCCCGGCGCCATTCTGCGCGATGCCGAAGAGGTTAAAGAGCGTCGTGACTACCGAGGAGATAATGGTGTGCCCGACCTTGAAGATTGCGAACACACCAGCGAAGGTTCGCTTGAGGCGGTCCATGTTCTCGGGTCCCATTTTGAGCCCAGCGGCGAAGTCTCGGAAGTTCTCCGTGATCTCGGCCAGCCTCTTGCCGGTCATCGGCGGGAAGATCTGGTTGAAGGCGTCCTTGAGAGGCGTGAGGACCGACAGAAGCGCAGACCAGCTGTTCTTCAGCCCATCGATGAGCGCGTTTCGGCCTCCGGCCTCCTTCCACTCGGACAGCATCTTGTTCCTGGCGTCCTGCATATTGCCGAGGAAGGTACCGACGTAGTTGGTCAGCCCGGTGAAGAGGGCCTTCGACTCCTCGAGGTTGCCGAGGATGATCTCGAAGGTGTCTGTCCACCCAGTGCCGACGCCGGCCTTGAGGGTGTCCATCATCATCGGCAGGGACTTGACGTCCTGGGCCGCTGCGAGGGCCTTGCGACCGATCTCGGTGAGCGGATTGCCAAAGTCCCCGAGGGTCTTCAGGAGGACCTGGGACGTTGCCCAACCCTCCGAGAGCTTCTCGTTGAACAGGGCTGCGGCAGTGCTGGCCGTTCCGGCCTTGGACCCGGCGATGTGGTAAGCATCCCCGCCGACCTTCTTGAGGGTTCCGGCGGCGACGGCCGTCTCGATCAGGTAGTCCTTCCACTGCTTGGTGGCAACGTTGGCGAGGTTGAGCGACTTGTAGTCGGTCGTCGTCAGGAAGCCACCCGCGAGGGACTGGGACAGGTTGTACATGGCGATCGATGCGGCGCCCGCGCCCTGACCGGCGAGTGCGGTCATGTTGGCAATACCCTTGATGGCCGGGACGGCACTCTCGAGGGAGATGCCTGCGTTCACGAACTTCGCCAGAGCCCCAGTCATGTCACTGAGGTTGTAGATGGTTTGGTCGGCGTACGTGTCGAGCTGCTTGAAGTACTTGTTCACGACCTCCATGCTTCTGCCCGTCGAGTTCATGACGGTCTGGACCGAGGTCAGCTTCTCATTGTAGTCAGAGAATCCGTTTCCGATCGGTCCCACAGTCAGTGACTTCACAAGTGTCAAGCCAGCATTGACCGCCTTGTTGGCGATCGTTGCCAGTGCTGTCACACCAATCACCGACAGAGCGGAGAAGCGCGATGCCAGGTTGTCGACATCCTTCGGTGCAGAGTCCGGGATGAGGTTCTTGGCCGCCGCAGCGACACCAACGAGGCCCTTGGCCGCGTCAGTCAGCCTGAGCTTGCTCGTGAGCTCGCCGAGGGTGCTAAGCGAACGCTTAGCGTTGGACTCGAAGTCCTTGTTGTTCAGCTTCATCTCGACGACGCGCTCTTCAATACTCTTGCTCATGCTGATGTCACCGCCTTCCAGGCCTTGTCTGCGATCTGGTCAAAGATCGGCTTGAGTGCAGGGTTGATGTAGTCCTTACCTTCGACCCAGCCACCAGTACCGGTGCCGTGGCCGTACTGAAGCATCACTGCCACAGGGAATCCGTTCTCGATGTTGGAGTTCGACCACGCGATCGTCCAGCCACTGCGGGTCTGGATAACTTCGCAGTACCAGGACTCTGCGGCGATGCCGGAGGCCCGTGGAGTTGCAGCGGAGAGAGCTCTCACACCAGCTTGTCCACAGGACTCCAGCACCGCACGGACGTTCTGCTTTGGAGCATTCCTTAGAAATGACTCCGTCTTGTTGAAGGAGCCGCGGGAGGTGAAGCTAACGTCCACGTTTTGGCTCCTTTCGGGGTTACTCGAGGCCGGTCAGCTTGCGAGCGATGGTCGGCATGTTTCACCTAGTTCAGGCTGTAGGAAATCGCAGAAAGCTCCAGGGTTGTGGTCCCTGAAGTATATGGTGTCTTGAAGTGTGCCATACCTCTCCGCAGGCTCGCCTCGGCTCCCTGTCCCCGCCGTGCCCGGACATGACAAAAGCACCCCCGACTCCACGTGGGAGCCGGGGGTGCTGTCGTGCCGGGGTGGGGTCAGGTGGTGGTGTCGGTCCGGTGCCGCGCGTGGCGGGTGGCGAGGGCGCGGTCGGCGGCGTTGTTCAGGATGCGCCGGACGCCGGTCACGGGCCAGTGCCCTCGCGGTAGATCCCGGCGCGCGAGACACGGATCGTGCCTGCACCCTTGCGCTGGAGCTCGAAGGCCAGTCGGAGAGTCGCAGTGGAGGGGACGGTGATGACGGGTGTGACGAACACCCCGGCGCGGGGGACGAAGGTCGCGGCGGGCCATGCGGTGTCAACGTTGTTGTCGAGGTCGTAGCCGGCGAACCCGTCGCCGAAGTCGGGTTTCGTCGCGACGAGCTTGAGCCTGAACCAGTTGCCGGTGGCTGCGGCGAGGTCGGCGTCGGTCTCAAACTCGCACACGGCATAGACTCTGTCGCCGGTGTTGTAGGTGGTGCCGAACCCCGAGACGTTGAAGTTGGCCTTTACCTGACCGGACGTCACGACGACCTGCTGCCACTCCCCTGCGATGCCGTCGGTGCGGGCGACCTTGGAGCACGCAAAGACGGAGGCGACACCTTGGTCGGGGTGGACCTGCCATCCGGTGGCCACGGACCCGGTTCCGCCCGTGCCCACGGTGCCGCCCGTGCCGGTGAGGAGGGGGTTGGTGATGAGGTTCGCGGTGTCGACCGCACCGTAGGGGAGCACGTCGAGTGCGGGGATGAGCGGGGTGAGCGTGTCGGCGACGATCTTGCCCATGACGGACGCGCCCTGCGGTGCCGGGTGCGTGCCGTCAGCGGACATGCCGGCTGCGTAGTCGCCGGAGGTCGCGGCGACGAGGGCGGGGTAGACGTCGCACACGACGAGGCCGGGGCGGGTGCCGCCCTGCTGTTTGATCCACCGGTTGACTTCGGCGATCCGGAGATTCTGGGCGCTCGATGCGCCAGTCTTTGGGGGGACGGTGACCGCGACGACTCGGCCGCCCGAGTCGGCGATCCGGTCGTAGATGGCGGTGAGGTTGGCGGTGATGGTGGCGAGGTCGACGAGGCCGGCGGCGTCGTTGGTGCCACCGAGGACCAGGTTCCATCCGGGGGTGCCGTTGGCGAGGTAGGAGTCCAACCGATCGAGCATCTTGGCTGTGGTGTCGCCGGCGACACCGGCCTCGGTGATGAGCCGGAGGCGGTGGCGGAGGCGGATCAGAGCCCACACCCAATATCCCTTGGCGTTGCGGCTGTCGAAGGTGGTACCGGATGCGGTGCCGAAGTCGGTGATGGAGTCACCCAGGACACCGAGAGTGTTGACGGGGGGTCGGGCGGGGGTGAGGTCCCCCACGATGGGCAGGTCAGCCATCGCGGTCACGCCGTCGCCGAGGACCAACTCTGCGGGCTGGCCGGAGTCGAGGACGACCGCAGGCTCGCCCGCGGCAAGGATCGGGTTGGAGGCGTTGCGCTCGGCCGTGGTGCCGCGACGCAGCGTGATGGGCAGGGGTGCGGCGTCGAGGTCGCCGCCGTCGACCTCGGTCAGAAACTTGGCGTCGGCGCCAGCCTGCGAGTAGACGTCAAAAGGCATGGGTCATGCTCCGATCGTGAGAGTGAGGGTGCCGTCGAGGTTGTCGGTAATGGAGTTGCCGCCCAGGGTGAGAGTGCCGTCCCCGTTGTCCGCGATGGTCAGGCCGCCGGGGTTGGTGACTCCGCTGCCTGCCTCGAGGATGGTGAGTCGCCCGTTGAGTTCGGCGTACTCCGAGGGTGCGAGGACTGGCCCGCCTGGGGGCATGGCCGTGGTCAGGTCGAGCGGGGCGGCTTCGGTGTGCCCGGTCGTGACCTCGATGTTGTGGGACGGGATCGTGGCCCGCGGGTGGGAGTAGGTGACCTTGTAGGTGCCGGTGACGAGCCAGACGCCGCGTGCTGCCTGCCTGTCGATGAGGTAGCCGTTCGCGTCAACCCCGCACGGGATGGGCTGCTTGACGACGGTCGCCGGAGTCGGGGAGGCGACCTTGAGGATGGTGTTGGCGGGGGTGAGCGTGACGGTCATGCCGTCAGCGGGCACCGGGTCCGGCATCCGGCCCGCGTCGGAGCGGTCACCGATGGCGAGGATGATGCGACCGTCGACGTACCCGTAGGTGAGGTCCGGGGGTGGGGTGACGTTGGTTGGCGTATTGGTCACGGATGCTCCTTTCTAGAGCGACTGAAGTCTGTATGTGTCTCCACTGATCATCACGGCCGACGGCCAAGTGATCTCGAAGGTTCCGTCAGGGTTGACAGTGATCGCATCGTCAGGTCCGATGGCCGTCTACGTCCCATCACCGTTGTCGATGACACGGAAGTGGGAATTGGCCTCGAATATGTCGAAGACCTCGAGCGGAGACGGCAACCTGGCTTCAGCTTCATCACCTCCGTACAGGACCTTCTCAAACGCTGCGATCGTCTCGGGATATGCCACTTCGGTGTCGATGATGAAGTGGGACACGATCATCCCATCTGGTCCGAGCTCGCCACGAGTCGTGAGAAGCCATTGGAATGGATAGGTTTCGTCGTAGACGTAGTTGCTGCCCGCGGGGGAGGCAATCGCGTTGTAGACGAGGTGGATCTTGTAGCCTTCTCGGCTCTGCGTACGATATGACAGCCCGAAGTGGGTTCGTCGAATCGGCTCAACGAGACCGGGACTGAAGCTTGTGGGGTAGGTGAACGCCGAAACAGTTGCCGAGAACTCGCCGAGACGGCGTCGATTTCCGATTCGCTTCCCGTCGAGGTAGCGAGGACGATCATCTGCCTCGGAAGGAGACTCTTCCACTGACACAAGGCCGTTCCAAACCTGTCCGGGACCGTTGAGAGGGTAGAACACCCCGCGGTCGACGCCAGCCTCGTAGTCACGGGCAGCGATGTCGTCCCAAATGAGCTTGGACATGTGAAAGAGCCTCCTTCCTGAGGGCTAGTTCCAGTCGTGCATGGACGACGTGGAGAGATTTGCCAGCCAACTACGGGCTGTTACTCTGGAACATCGTCACCAGTTCGGAGACCAGCGGCATGCGGGCCGAGTTGATCTCGGTCCCGTAGAGGATGTCCTCGACGTCAGCCAGAAGGCCGCTCGGGGTTTCACGGGAGTCGATGACGAAGTGCGAGGTCGCCTTGTAGTTGGAGAGGGACGGCGGAAGCGTCGTGATCGCCCAGCTAAGCCGGGAAGCCTCCGTCGAGTCTCCGATTGAGCCATTCGTCCGCTGCGCCGGGCCAGCCAGCGCGTTGTAGACGAGGTGGATCTTGTAGCCGAACTCAGCCCCCTCGATGGGGTTTCCGATTAGAGTTCGGTAGCTGAAGTTGAAGGCCTGGCGAGGCTGCTGCGTCGCGATCAGGCCGTTCTGGATCGAGCGACTCCCGTCACAAGGTCCGAACTCCTTCGGGGCCGCAAAAGCCTCGATGGTTGCCTCGAACTCCTCGGAGGAGGCGATGTTGCGGAACTTGCGTCCGTCGATGTAGGCCGGCTTGGGGTCGCCGCCAGTGGGAGTTTCGTTGACGGATGTGAGGCCGTTCCACGGAACGCCGATACCGTCACCGGTGTAGAGGACGCCGTGGTCGACGCCGGTCTCGAAGAAGCGCTCAGCAACAACGCCCCAGTTCAGTCGTGCCATTCTGTGTCACCTCCTATCCGTTTGAGCCGTACTGTGCACGGCGCTGTTCATTGATCTCACGATGCCTTTGGGCGAGCTCGCGGCGGCTCATCTTCTTGGGTGGCTGGTTCTTGGCGTTGCAGACCTTGACCAGGGTCAAGAACCGGTTGAGGTGCCAGTGTTGGGCCTCCCACGGGATCTGCAAAGCGACCATCCAGTAGTACATGAGCTCGTTGGTGATGATCTCCCGGTTTGGAGGGCTGTTCTTCTCCTCCGAGAACCAGGTTGCGGTCATCTTGGCCGCGATGTAGTCGTTGATGTCCTCGAGGTTCTTCTTGGTGATCTTGGACCAGACCTCGTTGGGGACTTCCGGGGTCATAGCCATGCACTTGATGTAGTACGCCGTCTCTTCCGCGTTCTTGTCGTCGGAAGTGAGGAACGGCTTCTCGTACTTCATCTCCCATTTTGAAAGGGAGGCCAGAGAGTGCTCCAGTTCCAGCTGAAAGAACTCAGTCTCGACAAACTTCTGTGTCAAGTTGTCGAAACCTTCGACAAGTGGAACGTTGATTACTAGCACTCTCCGGCCTCCTTTCGGTTGTTGACCTCAGTCAGTTGACTGGGATCAGGGGACGTTGTTGAACATCGCGATGACGTCCTCCGGCAGCGGCAGCTCCGGATCCGTGGCGGCGTCGCCGTAGAGCAGGAGCTCGAGAGCCGCGAGATCGGCCGGCGCGACCGCGGTGGAGTCGATGACCATCAAGGCGGTCGGCTTGAAGCCGGGGACCGCGACGGGGGTCGTCGAGAACTCCCACGAGAGCGTCGTCGCCTCGGGGGAGTTGTTCACCGTGGAGTAGGCCTTCTCGGACGGCGCGGCCTGCGCACCCCACACGAGGTGGAGCTTGTAGCCCTCGTCGGGATCGAGGTCCGTCCCGATCTTGGTGCGGTAGGCGAGCCCGAACGGCTTCCGGGTCTGCTGACCCAGGTAGACGCCCTTCTTCGGGGCCGCCGTGCCGTCGTGCTGACCGAACTCCAGCGGGGACATGAAGGCCTCGATGGTACCGCCGAACTCCTCAGCACTGATGAGGTTCACGTACACGATGTTGTCCGCGTACTGCTTGCTGGACTCGGCGCCCGAGGGGGACTCCGTGACCGACACGAGGCCGTTCCACGGAACACCCGAGTTGTAGGCGCCGGTGTTGTCCGGCGTGTAGAGGACGCCGTGGTCGACGCCGGTCTCGTACCGACGCTCCCCGGCCTTGTCCCAGACGATCTTGGTCATGCGGTGACTTCCTTTCTAGAAGTACAGGTTGAACACGTCGTGGTTGAGGTTGTCTGCTGCGTACCAACGCTCATGCGCTGACAGTGGAAGACTTGCGATCTTGAAGATCTTGTCCGAGTCCGGATCCCGATCGATCAAGGTCACAGTGTACCGCTGTGTATAGCGGTAGAGCTGGTTGTCTGCGAACTTCGCATCTGCCCGGTCACGCTCATAGCGGATGCAGGGATACTGCATCACGAGGTTCGCCGGCGGCTGGAAGTAGACATTCTCGTTTCCCAGAATGCCAACAAGGATCTCATGGAGCTGGAGTCGCCTCTGCTCGAGGTCCATTGTATACACCTCCCAACCGCAGGAGCAGGCGAGGACGCTGAACATCGACCGAAGTCACAGTCCAGAACGCCCCCGCCCACTCAACGAACCGAATGGCAAAGATGTGCTCGTTCGCATAGGCATCAGCCAGGATGCTCAGTGAAGTATTCGTCGAGATGTCGTCGTTGACCTTCTCCACCTCATCGAGCCGACGTGAGGGTCGGACCTCGTCACCATAGTACTTGTACTCGGTGATGACGTCTTGCCAAACGCCGGGCTTCACTTGAACTGTCTCGGCATAGCCAACGATCCCGAAGAACTTTGCCATGACGGTCAGACCTCAGCCGGCACCCGTCACGGGGTGTGGGTGAAGGTCCAGTCCCGCGTGGTGTTGGCCGGGAAGTAGTAGCCCTCGTCGGGCGCCGCGGCGACCTCGGTGGTCTCGGTGATCACGTGGTCACCGGGAGCCCAGGTCACGCCGTTGCCCTCCCAGACGACGCCGGCGGTCGCCGGGATCGTCACCGTGTTGGTCGCACCGTTGAAGCTGGGAGCGGCCGGGGTCACCAAGGTGCCCGTGGCGCGCTTGACGACGATGGCCGACAGCGGCTTGTTGAGCCCACCGGACAGGCGGGTCTCCTGGAGGTACTTGTGCTGGTTGAAGTCGATGTCGAAGTCCTCGAAGGAGGTCAGCTCACCGCCCTTGTTGGTGCCGATGGAGTAGTCCACCAGGTTGACCATGATGGCCACCAGGTCCTCGTACTCCGAGAAGACGTCGACCACGACGATCTTCGAGACGCGGAGCTTGTCGGCGACCGACTGCTCGTTCTCGTAGAGCGGGCGACCGAACTTGTCCTCCTCGAGGAGGATGTCCGTGAGCATGGCGTCGTCGATGAAGAGCGTCGGCTTGCCGGAACCGCGGTACTTGGACCGGGCGCGCACGAGCTCCTTGACCATGTCCTTCGGCGAGGTGTTCGGAGCCAGAGGCGCCGGGATCGCGTAGAAGGGGTCGTCGTGGAGGATCGAGCGGATGCCGTCGCCGGAGAGCGCACCCTCGGGGTCCTTGATCCGGTCTTCGCTCAGGTCCGAGCGGCCGTCGCCGACGAGGATCGCGCGAGCGAGCTCCTCCTCGAGCATGAGACGGATCTCGACCTTGAGCCAGGCGACGATGTCGATGTCGTTGCCGATGTCGAGGACGTCGTCACGGTCCAGCTTCTGCTTCTTGTAGATGGTGGCGGGGCCGGTGCTCCGACGGAGCAGCTTGATGACCTCCTCCTTCTTCTTGTTGCCCTTCATGTAGCCCTTGGCACGCGCCTCGTCGGCGGTGATGTCGGCCACGAGCGTCCGCACCTTGGCGAACGGCAGCTTCTTCACGTTGTCGAGGACGTCCTTGACCCACTCCTGACGACGGGAGTAGATCTGGAGGCCGGCCGAGTCCAGCTTGGCCTCGGGGAAGAGGAACTCGATGTCCGCGATGCCGTAGTCGACCGTCTGGCCGGCCGCGTTCGTCGCGTGGGCGAGGTACTCCTCCTTCAGGTTGCCGTGCTGGAGGGCCTCGTTGAGGGCCTCCTTGAAGCTGCCGCGCTTCTTGGCGTCAGCCATGATGTCGGCGAAGTCGCTGTGCGACAGGGTCTTGGTGTCGCCCCCGCCGGCTGCGGCCTGGTCGAAGAGGTTCTTCGTCATGCTGGTGGTTCCTTCCTGGTGGGTGAGGTCGCCCTCGTCGGTGTTGCTGTCGTCGGACCGGGCGTCCTCGGACTCGGTGTCGGCGGAGTGCTGAGCGGCGGTGTCCTTACCGTCGCCGAGCTGCTTGGCCTGCTCCTCGAGCGCCTTCTCGAGCACGTAGTTCATCGCGTGCTTCTGCTTCTCGCTCATGGAGTCGAGGATGTCCCCGAGGGGCTCCTCCGTCTCGGCATCGGCCGAAGCCGTGTCCGCGTGCTCGACGGTCTCGTCGTCCGTCTGGAGGTCGTCGTGCTGGAGCTCGAGGCCGGTGTAGATGATGGCCTCGTCGTCCAGGGTCTCGATGAAGTCGTCCGAGTGAGCGATACGGACCTGGTCGATGAGAGCGCCGGGATTGGCACCGCTCAGGACCAGGCTCAGCTCACGGATGACGCCGTGGAAGACCTGCTTGGACTTCTCCTTCAGCCCGTTCGCGTAGATCGAGAGCGAGACGACGTCTCCGTGCTCGACCAGCGCCTTGGCGTGCTTGGCCTCGGGGGTGTCGTTGAAGTAGGCGTGTGCGTACACACCGTCCTCACGCTCCTCGAGAACCGCGTGACCCAGAACGTTCTTGGGGTCGTCGTGGGAGTGCTGCCAGACGAGGGGGACGGTCTTCTTGTCCTGGTGCGCGAACGCACCCCTCATGATCGTTCGACCGTCGGAGCACTTGAGTCCCACCTTGGTTGCGTACCCGCTGAAGTCAGCGTGCTCAGCTCCCATTTTGAGGGTCTCCTTCCTGTTTGCGTTGATCTCCTGAAGATACCGGCTCCGACGGACCCGGCGGGTTGGTGTTGATGTTGCTGTTGTTGAGCTTGTCAGCCTTCGGATCTGTCGATGGCTTGAAACCGAAGAACGGTCGGAGTTCGTTCGCCGAAGCGATCTCGTTCCGACTGAGCTGGTTACTGATCTCGCCCAGCTTCTCCAGAGGCACCCGCTTGAACGGATTACGGAAGTAATCGATCGTCTGGTTCTGCGTCCTTGCCGTCTTGGTCAGGAACTTCCTCCGGAACTCCTCCACGACAGCGTCGAGAAGGGGTTCGATGGTCCGGCTGTAGTAGTTCAGCATGGCGGCTTCATCCGCCGTGCCGTTCATGATCTCCACGGTCAGGCCGAGCTCACCGTAAAGCATGTCGGTGAGGTACTCGACGGTCTTGAGGAGGTTGTTCTCAGCCGGTCGGTTCAGCTGGGTGATCTTCTCGGTTCCATCCGTGTAGGCGATGCCGTACTGGCTGCCCTTCAGCTGAAACTCGATGTCCTTACGACGCTTCTCGGCTTCGTTCCGCCGAGTCTGGTTCTTGATGACGTAAGGGAGCTGGACGATGAGGTCCAACTTTCCTGAGCTCGCCTGCTCTTCGACAACATCAAGAAGGTTGAGCTTCCGGATGAGTCGCTGAAGGGTCGAGTTGCGCTCGTTCATGATCGCGTAGAGAGGGTTCTCAATGATCGCGACGATTCGCTTCTCGAGCCAGATCTGGACGTGCTTGCCCGTCTTGTCGTTGTAGAGGTCCACCTTGACGTGACGTGGACGCCAGTCGACGATCTCACCAACCCGCAGGTCGAGGATGTCATAGCCGCCGGTCTGGTTTGGGTTCAGCGATGTCTCGACAGGAACAACCGCGACGACGCCCTTGTCGAAGAGCTTCGTCACTATGTCCTGTCGGAACATTCGACCGGCTTGGTCGATGTTGGCTCCGACCGTCAAGCACTCATGCAGTCCGGACTTGATCGTCTCCTTGTACTGATCGTTTTCGTCCAGCCGAACGTGTCGGATGAGGACGCCGGAGAAGTCGACGCTCACCTTCGTGTAGATCGACGTGATGATGGAGCGCTCGTTTGAGAACCGAGTTCGAACACGGTCTGGACGAGCTCCAAAGGACGAAGATCCGCCGAAGCCACCGAGTGTCGACAGAGGATTCTGCGACTGCTCGGAGTCATTGAAGGCATTCCATGCATGCGCGATGCGCTCGACGGTCTGGCTAAGCCTACCCATTACTCACCTCCTTTCCTTCGTTGAGTGCGGTCATTCGAACATCTCCTTGTTTGCCTTGTAGGCGATGTATGCGTCCATCATGGCCGCGACGTTGTCGATCTTCTCGTCCTGGCGCTTCTTATACAGCTTCCGGTTGCCGTTGGTGTCCTCCAGGGTGATGGCGTTACCCATCGTGAAGGACATCAACTCCTGATCAAATAGCAGCTTCCGGTGCTCAGCCAGGATCTTCAGCTCGCCCAGAGGAACGGACTCAGACTTCGCTCCCTGGATCACCTTTTCGACCCCAAACCCGCCATTCTCGGCGGTCCATCGCTCCACGAATTCCTTGGCGTTGTACGGGTCATACCCGAACGCTCGGACGTCGTACTCGTTCTCGAGAATGAAGCGATCCAAATCGTCGTACACCTGCATCATGTCCAGGACCGTACCGTCCATGACACGAAGACTGTCTTCCTTGAGGAACTCGTCGTACTTCTGCCGGAGAGCCCCAGGCAGCTTCATGAGGGTGAGCTCAGTGATATAGCTGCGCGTCTTGATGCCGAAACGGTCGTTCCTCAGCGGGAACATGAACGTAAAGGCACAGAAGTCATCGCCCTGGGAGAGGTCAGCACCCATTGCACAGGGCAGCTGCCAGAATTTCTGAGGGCGGTGAGGGATGGTCTCCTCGTAGGTGAAGTAGTACGTGTATCCCTCCATGGGGATCCCGAAACGCTTCGCGAGGATGTCGTTTCGAGCGGCAGGCGCCTTCTCAGCGCGTTCGACCTCGAGGTGGTACGTCTCGTAGGTCACCGTCTTGCCGAGGTTGGGCTGCGCCTTGACCCACATTGCGGGGTCGGCAACCTCATCGATCTCGTCGAGCTTGTAATGCCAGATCGAGACGTGGGGCGCGGAGTACTCGCCCTTCAGGATGGACATGAGCTCCATCTTGATCGTGTCACCAGCGCCGGCTCGGACCGTTCCCTCCGAAGAGACGGAAACGATCAGGTAGTCGTCGATCTTCGACGCACCCTGCTCGATAGCACCGATGACATCCTCACGCAGATCACCAGAGAGCCACTCGTCCACCGTCGCCATCTTGGTCCGGAGACCCTGAAGCTTGTTGATGGACATGGGGCGGATCTCGAGGAGGGACCCAGTGAGGAAGTTCTCCACACCCTTCTTCGTTGGCACCAGCTTCTGGCGAAGCGCCCGAGAGCCGGTCGTGTTCTGGAGCGATCCTTCGGTCAGGAACTTGAAGAGAGGACCACGAGCGCGCGTGATCGCCGTCCTGATCGGGGACATGACCTCCTCTGCCTGCTTCATCGTCGGCGCAGTCGTAATCTGATGCGTCGTCGAGGTGTCGACATTGAGGAAGTAGCTCTGGAGGCACGACTCGTAGAGCGACTTGGCCGCGCCACGAGCAACGATGAGATACTGCTTGTTGGTCAGTCGCTTCTTGACCGTCTTGGTGACGTAGCGACCGCCGTGGTTGTCGGGACTCGGCTCGTAGACCTGACGTTCGACGAAGTAGTACCAGCAGAGGATCTGCTCAGCCCAGAGTTTGAAGCTGGGGAGCAGGTGCAGGTCGCTACCGTCGGTCAGAGTCAGCTCGTTCTCGCAATATAGGATGAATCCCTCGAGCGGAGCCGGGTCGTAGTAGATGTGGGGGTTGGCGATGAGCGCATCGATGCGGTTCATCTCCATGGAGATCTCCCGGCAGACCGGAATGTCTCCTCTGAGGACGGCGTCACGGAATAGGCCGTAGTAGTACGGCGTGGCCGTGTTGGAAAGCTCGCTCATCGCCAACCTCCTTTCATCTGGTGTAGTAGATCAGCTGCCGATCGACTTGACGGCGACCTTGGCGGCGGCCTTGGCGGCGGCCTTCGAGGACCCACGCTTCTTCAGCGTGTCGATGATGAACTCGACACCCTGCTGGGTCTTGGGCTTCTTCCCATTCATCAGCGTTGCCTTCTCGTCCTTGAGGAACTTCTCGAGGAACTTTCGAGAAGGGCTCTTGGCTGCCTCGAGCTCCGCGGCTCGGATCTTGGCGTAGTCGTTCTCCAGCCGGACACGCTCGATGAGCGCCTTCAGCTGGGTGTTGGAGAGGGTGCTCGGGCTGCTGGCACGAGCCTGCTGACGATATGCCGCCGCCTTCTTGGCGTCGTCGTGAGCCGGCTGATTGCTACCGCCTGAGGTCTGGATCTTCCCGCCCGGATGCGACTTGATCGTCACGTCGACGGGATCCTGAGACACCGGAGCCGACGGGGCGCGCTTCTTCCGAACTCCCCATCGCATACCCTTGACGCCGTAGTGCGCCATGTAGTTCTCGTAGTGCGCCAGGTTGTTCTCTGTGTCTTCCATTGTACCTCCTTTCAGAGCTCCGGGACCAGAAGGTCTTCGTCTGTGGCGAGTGGAGCCGGATCGGCCAGCACTCGGATGCGCCAGATCTTCTCGTCCAGCTGCTTCTGCATGGAAGCGATAGCGAACGAGGTCTGAGGCGGGTCGAACTCGAGTCGGCAGCTCAAGAACACGAAGCTGCGGACCATGTTGAGACGAGGGTCGCCACCGAGGAGGTGATCCCACGTCTCGGCCGAGCTCGAGATCTCAAAGCCGATGTCGGGTCCGACTCCGACCTGGCCTAGGGTGCCAAGAGCCGAGTTGATCGCGGTGATGACATCGAGATCGAACGCGTCATACCCCTCGCCAAGTCCCAAGATCTTCTTCGTGCTGTCGAGAATGCTGTCTTCGTTCATGGGATCACCTCCTCGGTGACGTTGTGGTCAGCTTAGCGCCGACGGTTGACTTCACGCTGAACGGCTGCCGCGTCGTAGCCGGCGCGGGTGAGTCGCTGAACGCGATCGGGGCCGTTGCCCCACTTGCCAGCCCAGACCTCGTCAGCGATCTGCGAGTTGGACTTGCGATTCGGGTCATCGACCACTCCACGCTTGCCGACACCCTTGTTGACGAGCTGCTGGATGAGCACCGGGTCGTAGCCAGCATTCTTCAGCCTGGCGACACGGTCGGAACCGGTGCCCCACTGGCCCGCCCAGACCTCGGCGGCGATCTGCGAGTTGCTCTTGAGAGCAGCCGGCGGGGGCGGGGGCGGAGGCTGGACAACGGCGACGTTGCCCTGCTTGAAGAAGTTGTACCACTTCACAACCTCGGCGAGCAGCTGGCTGTAGACCGAGTTCATGTACGGACCGGCGCAGACAGTGTTCTTCCAGTGGTGGTGGAAGAGGACGTTGGCCGACGTGGGCTGCGCTCCGATCACCTTGGCGAAGAGCCAGCCGGCGAGGCGTGCTCCCGACATCCAGGTGATCGTTGCGACGGGCCACTGCCCACCGATGCTCGAGTTGGCGAGCTCGATGGAAATGGACCGCTGGTTGCCGTTCTTGTTGCCGGTAGCCCAGGCGTACTCGTTGGGCTTGACGAACTGAGCGACAGTGCCCTTGCCGTCGACGTTGAATTGGGCCGACGCGGGACGCGTCTTCCACACGTTGAGGACACCCTCGTGAGAGAGGCGTCCGGCGTTGTGGTGGAACGTGACCGAGTCCTTGCGGTAGGCCGTGTGGGTGACGTGACCCGTGGCCGACAGCTCGTCGATCAGGTTCTTGACCGGCTGGTCGTAATTGATCGTGGCGGTCACTTGTCGTCCTCCACATCGTCCGTGGCGTAGCCGGCGAAGTCGGACTCGGGGAGTTCGGACTCGTCGTTCTCGAGACCGGACCCGTCCTGGGTCTCACGCTCAAGCGCAGCGGGCACGTCCTCGTCGTCGTTGGCGTCGGCCTCGTTGGGCACGTCGATGGGCGGGGAGGCAAGCGTCTCGTCCGGGGTGACGTCGACCGGAGTCGTCGCTTCCTCGGCCCGCTCAGTGTTCTGGTTCTCTTCCATTCTGCTTTCCTTTCTGGTCACCACAATTTGGTGTCACCCGCACGACGAGGAACGAACTGCCGAGGCAGCAAGCTTTCGTCACCGTAGTGAATCGCGTTGTGGGTTGGGAGTGAGGTTGTGATAAGGAACTCGGGATCAAGGATGTCCCCGTTGTGATGAATCAGATCCATCGTCTGCATCGGATTCATGTGGTGGATGGTCGGTCGACTGTGAACGGGGAACTCTTCGTCCGCCAAGTCGCAGCCAAGGTCTCGAGCAATGACGAAGTCGCGGACTCGCCGCCACTCAGTCGATCGGTAGAACGCTTGGTTCATCCATCGGTCGGAACCAAAGGTTCGATCACCGACGATGCCCTGAAGTCGGAGGTAGTCATACCGCTCTTCGAGAGTCGGCAGAGTGACCAGCTCCGAGTAGGTTCTAATGGTCGAAGTCCTCCCCACCTTCCGGCTGAGGGAGACCTTGGTAACCACGCATCGCGTCGATGGCGTGCTGCACAAGCATCTCCATGCGGTCGCCTTGGGCCATCACCTTCTTCTTCGCCTCCATCAGCTCGACGTCCATTGCAAGACGCTGCTTCTCGAGGTACTCGCGGGTCGAACCCGCGCGAAGGTAGTGGCTGATCACCTGGGCGGAGGCTGTACCGTCGATCAGCTGCCTCTCGGCGAGGTCGACGGCAAGGTTGACGAGCTGGTTCTCTCTTGCCTCTGGAGTTGAAGCGACTCTTCGAGAGATTGGCTCAGAGTTGGAAGGAGTTACTCTTCGAGCAGCCATGCTATCAGCTCCTTTCGGAAGAGTTCTTTGTCGGTTTTGGTTAGGTATTCCACCAAGAAACTGGCTCGTAAAATACGAGCGCAGGTGCGGAAGACTTGTAGGTGGCGTCCAGTTCGGCGGCATACCGCTCGGGCGTCATGTCGGGGTTGTGGTGCGCATGCTCACCCGGCGCGGCACAGTTGCCGACGTCGGCGAAGCACCCGTGCACGTGTAGGTCCGACGTGCACTCGGAATCACCAGAGCAAACGTCGACCCACCCGCTTGCCTCGCACGCGAGGCACGACGCCGCGTCCATCACTCGCCCCCCTCGGCCAGGAGGGCGCGGAGCATGTCGCCCGCGTGCTGCATCCCCTCCGTGTGATCGCAGCCCCAGGTGGTGGAACCCTCGTCGGCGTAGGAGACATGGCATGCGGGGCAGGTGTCCGCCTGCATCTCAGCGGCCAGCGCCTCGATGCCCGCCCGCAGCCGGGACGCCTTGGCCAGCACGCCCGCCGCCTCAGCAGCCAGCGACGTTGGCGTGTGGTCGCCGGTCGTGCTCAGGTGAGGCCAACCATCCAGCGGCAGGCCAGACGGTCGGTAACCCAGCGCCTTGGCGATGATCTCGGTGGCATCGTTCATCTCTTGCCGGATGCCGTCGAGCTCGCGGCGGATGCGCAGCACCTCGCGCCAGTGCTTGGCCTGCACGTCCTGGCGTCGATCCTCGGACTCCAGCGCATCGAGGTCGGCGGTTGCGCGGTTGGCGCGCATCTCGGCGGACTCGCGCTTGGCGATCTCGGTCTCCAGCAGTGCGGCGGACACGGTGGCCTCCTCCACCAGCCGCGCGTTCTCGGCCTCCAGCGTGGCGGCGGTGCCACGGGCACGGTCACGCTCGCCCTCTAGCCGAGCCGCCGTGTCACGCCACGTGCCGACACGTAACTCCGCGACCTGGCGCATCCGCGCGTTCGCGCCGACCAGCCGCTCCCGGTCGGCCAGGAGACGCGGGACAGCGGTCCGAGCGAGGGCGATGAAATGCCACGACCCCTCGGTCACCGCGTCAGCCAACGCGGCCCACTCAGCCGCCTCCGCATCCGACACGGCATCCCGCGCGGTCGGGGAAGGGCGAACGTCCGACGTGGGCCCTGTCGCGCCCTCAGGGCCTCGCAGCCCCTCGGTGGCACCCTGAGACCCGTCCGGGCTCTGCGTCGCTCCTGGGTGGCGCGGCGCGATGGATTCGGGGCGTTCCGTGGCGTCGCTGGCCCGGCACCCGCAGTAGTCGGGGCACTCCGGCCCGCACTCGTGGCAGCCGACGTACTCGGACATCCCGGCGTAGGTCACCCCGGACATCTCGATGCCGGAGCCGTGGCATCCGGGGCAGCGGTCGGTCGTGGCGGTCATGCCAACACGTCCTCGGACTCGGCGGCCTTGAGCAGCGGGTGAGCGGCTGCGTAGTCGCGCTCGATACGGGCGCGGTTGCGTGCGATCTCAGCGTCGATCTGCTCAGACCGGGCGCGCAGGACTCGTGCCTCCGCGCGCTCGAACTTCCGGTTGGCGGTGTCGAGCGCGTCCTCCGCCATCTCGGTCGCGGTGCGTCGCGCGTTCAGGGTCATGGTCGTGTCCTCTCGGTTGGTGGTCATGCGCTGGCGGCGCGCAGTCGGTCGCGCCGTGCTTTGGTCTCGCGGGTGGCCCGGCATTGCGGGCAGGACTGGTCGATCGGGACGCGGGTCCCGCAGGCGGCGCACGTCGCGGTGACGGGCTCGGTCGCCTCACGCGTCGCAGCGAACAGCCGGCCAGGCCCCTCCACGGTCAGGGCTGGACGTTCGGGGCGGTGGGTGGTGAACCGCTCGACGGTGAGGGAGTCGAGCAGGGCTTGGCGTGCCTCGGCGGGGGTCATCAGGAATGCCCCGGGCGGGCGTGCAGGGCGTCGAGCATGTCGCGCTCGGTGAGGCGGTTCGGTGCAGCGTCCGGGAGAGTGTCGGAATCGGTCCCATCCCGAACAATTCGGATGACCTCAGCGTGTGTGGGCTCGGGGAGGGGCGTGGTCACCGGGCTCACCGGGTGACCACAAACGCGTCGGCGTAAGCCCGGTTGCCCGCGTCGGCCACATACCGCGCGGTCAATGTGGCTTCCGTCGCGGTGAGCTCGAGATGCCCGTAGGCGATGCCGCCCGGCGAGTTGGTGCCGCTTGCCGTGGCGGCCCAGGCGGGCAGCGGGGAGGCGACAGCGCGGGGATTGTGCCCACCGGCACCCACGGTCGCAAAGATCGAGCCGGCGCCAGCGACGAACGCCCCGTCACGGTCGACGACGACAGGAGCGTATGCCGTCCCGGTCAACTGGTGGCTGCGGCTGTAGTTGTGGTCGTGTCCCGAGAGCACGAGATCGACGCGACGCGACAAGAGCAGGTCGGTCAGTGCCGGTGGGCTCGCGCACCCGTGACTCCCGACAGTCAGGCACGGCATGTGCATCGTGACGACGACCCACCGGCCGGCAAGTTTGGCCGCGTCGATCCAGTCCGCGAGTTGCGCGAGTTCGGGGGTCCCGGCCGCGTAGGTCCGGGACGCGGACGGGAGCACGATTCCCGGGCTGACCCCGATGACCCGCATCGGCCCGCGGTCGGCGTACCATGCGCCCTCGGCGTAGGACCCGGACACGCCCCACAGGTCCGGCAAGCACGCCGCGTAGGCCGAGAATGCCCCGTCCCCGTCCTGTGCCTCATGGTTGCCGGGGAGGATCTGAGCCCCGCCAGCAACACGGGCCTTGGCCCACGCGCAATACTGCGACTCGATCCCGGCCGTGTCGGCGTAGGCCAGGTCCCCGACGATCAGGGACGACTTGGCCCGGGCCATGCCCGTCAGGACGGCGCTGGCGTTGCTGTCCATGCCGGTGTCACCGACGACCGCGAGGTCAGCGGTCGGGGTCGTTGACGGGGTGCTCGTCGCGGTCGGCGTGGCCGTGGCCGTTGGCGTCGTGCGGGAGACGAGCCGCAGTTGCACGGCCTCAGCGCGGCGTCCCTGCCCGGTCGTCCCGCATGTCGAGCCGTCCTTGACCCACGGCAGCCAGCCGAGCGACGCCACGTGGGCGCGGCACTCGACGCTGTAGGCCAGCGCCGACGCGCCGGACAGGCGGACCTGCACGGCCTCCAGTTGCCGGGCCTGGCCCGTGGTCCCAGCGGTGTATGCGGGTCCTACCCACGCGAGCCAGCCGAGGTTGGCGACGTGGGCGCGGTAGCTCAGGTCAGACCCGAACGTCCCCCCGGCGATCCGCAAAGCCTCCATCTGGCGGGATTGACCCGTCGTCCCGGCCGTGGCGGGGGATGCGACGTCCGGCAGCCACCCGAGCGAGGCGACATGCGCCCCGTAGGTCAGCGTGGGCGGCGCTGCCGACGACATCGGCACCAGCACCGCGAGCAGCAGGGCGGGGGCAGCGAGAATCGCGGCGAGACGGAGGAACGTACCAACGATTTGTCTGAACAGAGCTTCTGGAGGTAGCGCGACGGTCATGTTCTATCCTCTCGACGTTCGCGGAAGTGAAAAGGTTGTATGAAATATCCCCCCGGGGAAAATATAGGGAGTCGGGCGATGCAACAGGGGGGTACCTGCTGCGACACCCCCTCCCCCCCAAAAGAAAAACTTCGGAAGAAAGTATTTAAGGCACTCACACTGCCCTAAAGGGTGTCACAATAAGCAATTGTGAAAGGATGTCGCAACAGGCAATTTTGAAAGGCTGAGACCAAGGTCCCAACCTTTCAAAACTTTTTGAACTATGAAGTTGTTGTACTACACACCCGGGATGAGTTTCGAAGGCTGGTTGTCGATGTCGACTTCCTTGCTCACCTTCTTGTACACGTCAAGAGGATCGTACTTCAGGATGTCATCGATGCCTTGCTCGATGAGCAACATCTGATCAGCTTCACTCAACTCATCAGAAGACTTGACCACCCTCGAGAGGTAGGCCGAGCAACAGTAACCGTTGGTACGGTCCCATGAATCCCAAGCATCGAACTCAGTGAACGGATCGAACGGATTGTCCACCGTCGTGAGCATGTGTTGCATCATGTGTGAACTCTCCTATCCTTCTCCATTCAGGAACCGCTTGAGCGTGGTGAGTGAGACACCCAGCTTGTCGGCGACCTGGGCCTGAGACATGCCGGTGGCCATGAGACGCTGGGCCTGGGCCTTCTTGGCGGTGGTCATCTTGACGTCCTTGCGGGGGGTAGCCAGCTGCTTGACCCGGTTCAGATCAGCGTTGTCGAGGATGGCAGTCAGTTTGGTGTGCCGCACTGCACCGGACTGGACGGCGTTCCACTCCTCATCCTCAATATAGATGGGGGTCTTTTTGGCACCTACCCTGTTACGGGCCTCCAACAGGGCCATGCCCTTCATTTTCTTGACCTCGGCCTTGTCCATCCCCGGATTGGCACGCCTTCTTTCCTGGATGGCGGCGTTTGCTATGACCTGGGCCTGTCTTTCACGGGGGCTGTTTCTGAGGGCCACGTTCAACTTGGCGTCGAGCTGGGATACCTCTTTCGCATACACCCTGTTTGCTGACTCGGAGTAGGGCACACGGCCCGTGTTGAGTGCAGCGAGACGGGTCTGATTGGCCATAGCCTTGAGGCGGTTGGAATGGTCGGCGTACAGTTTCTCGACCGGGGTGCCTGACGACAGATCGTGGGCGTCGTCGAAATATTCGAGCTTCTTGACCGAGGAGGTACGGGGGGTCATTTTTCCGGTCTTCTTGTCCGGGTAGACAACACCGGTTTCCCGGTATATCTTCTTGCCCGTCTTGGGGTCGACCGAACCGCCCTGGGACGCCTTCTGGAGCTTGCGCTCCGGAACCCGGATGGGGGACTTCTTCTGCGAGATCAGGGTTGAGGCGCCATATTTCTTGGAGCCGTCACCCTTGTCCTGGTACTTCGCCTTGAGCGACTGGATGTTGTTGTCGAGCGCCGACTGCTTGTAGTTCAGGTTGTGCTTCTCGGCGTCGATGACCACCATGGAGTGCTTCACAGCCTGCATGATTTCGTGGTCGTTTGCGCCCCGGATGGTCATGTCCGTGATGAGGTTGGAAACGTCGCCCATCAGCTTCTGCTTCTGAGTCGGACCCAACTTCGGCATCCCTGGGTAAGAGGGATACGCGGACTGAGGGTCGAATCCCTGGAGACCCTTGAGCGGGGGCTGTGTCTGGATCTTCTTACTGTTGTTCGGGATAACGACAACGGTGTCACCGTCGAAGTCAGCCCCCGAAAGACGCGCAGCAACCGAGTGGTGGATACCGACAGCGTCGGTCGCCTTACCCAGAAGTCGCTTTGCCTCACGATGGGTGTTGTTCACCGTGAGTTCGGGGATCTCGAACTTTCCGCCATGTGGATAGCGGACCAGCACGACGCGCTCTCCGTGATCGAACGAGGGTGCATAGATCTCGTTCGACTTCATCGAGTTCATCGGAAGGATGACCTTCGTCTGCTGACGGGGGAGGCCGGCTGCCTTGAGGTGCACAGCAGCGGCATCCAGGTCCTCAGCGTAGGACTCGAGCAGCTTCTTCTTGATCACGGGGTTGTCGAGCGCCAGAATCTCGTCCAGGCCGTCCTTGCGACCCTTGAACGTCTCATCGAGGCGTTCCTTGATCAGGCTGGGCTTCTGCTTCGAGAGCATCTGCGCCGAGAGGGTCTTCGACCAGTTGTCCCAGTCGCCTTCCTCATTGACGATGTTCATGGCAGAGGTCACCTTCGTGGTTCTGCCGTTCTCGTCTTTTGGCCCGATCTGTCGGACGATGGACCCGAAGGGGTTCTCTTGGTCGATAGGACCTGAGTAACGCTTCGAGTCCTTGGGGTCGTCGCCTTCGGCCTTCAGTCGCTGGAGCGGCTTCAGTGCGTCGAGCTTGTTCCCGGTTGCCGACTTGTTCGTGTTGAACTGGAGATCAACGCCAGGAGGAAGATCGTCCTTGTACATCGCCATACCCTTGAGGTAGTGCGTGCCGTCGACCATCACTCGAACCTGCGCGTAGTTCTTCCCTCCGAGAGATATGTCCTCCTTTCCGGGACGGACGTAGATCACGCCGTCAGCCTTGTCGCCGCCATCCTCCTTGTACGCGACCTTCAACCTCTTCGAGTCCACCGACAGGGGCGGCAGGATGTGGGAGAAGGATCGACCGTTGTCGTCGGAGTAGAGGCCGATGGTCTTGATCTGGTTCAGATCCTTGTACAGATCCCGAGCGTGAACACCCTCGGGGACGAGCACCTTGAGCGTGGTCTTGTTGCCGGCGCTGCCGACCTGGTCGACCTGAAGATGCAGGACCTGATAGCCCTCAGCTTTGAGCATGGCGAGCGCCGTACCCAAGTTGTTGCCGTTCACACCGACGAGGTGCTCATTGAGCTCAGTTCCCTTGCCGACCTGGATGGCGCCCTTGGCGCGAACCTCTTCTCGAAGCATGTTCGAGATGTTGGTCAGACGGTCGTTCTTGTCCTTGGCGCCAGGGGCGAGCAGGGCGCGAACGGAGGACTCGTTGATCCCCATCTTCTCACCGATGGCCACGTTGGAGTAGTTGCGCTCCTTGTAGGCCTGTGCACGAGCGATGTCGGCTGCCTTCTTGGCGTTCCGAGCGATCGTGCGGGTGGCGCGAAGATCCGTGGTGTTGAAGGGCGTGTCCGGGGTATTGAACGCTTCCGCGATCTGAGTCTCGGACAGACCCTGGGCCTTCATCTCGGCGACCATGCCGAGGAACGAACCACTACGCTGCTCCGGGTCCTTGCCGGAACCCCAGGGGTAGCGGCCGGACTTACGGAGGATGCCGTAGTGCTGGAGATACTTCTCTTCAGGGATGATCAAGACAGCTCCTCCTCTCGGATCCGGTTTGCGAGCTTGTCGAACGTGATGATCTTGTCCATGATCAGTGCGATGGTGACTGGGTCTCCCTCGAACTCGAAGACCTCGTCATTCTGGTAGATCCTGAGCTCGATACCCTTGAGGTCGAACGGCTTGAGTCGGTACTCCAAGCAGAAGAAGGCGGCGTACACCTCCAACTGCTTCTCCGATGCCGGGGTCTCACCGGTCTTCAAGTCGCTGATGCGAAGGATCATGTTCCGAAAAGAGATCGCGTCGGCGGTGCCGAATGCGTTGTCGGAGTAGTACAGGATCTGCTCGGGAGTCATACCCCAGCCGATACAGTCGTTGACGTACCGGTTTAGAGTCTTCCCGTTGCGGGGGAGTCGGATACCCTCACGAATGAGGTCATGGGCGAGCTGGTGCAACCGAGTGCCGCGCGCAGCGGCAAGCTGGGTCAGCATCCAACGAGCGAACTTGTCGTCATCGTAGTTGACCCAGTGGTAGTTGCTTGCGCTCATGCGAGCGTGTTTACCGACGAGCTCGAAATGCTTGTTGAAGTTCATGCAAGACTTCCTCTGCGTTCTCCGGGTAGATGAAGGCGCCGAACGCGAAGGCGTTGGCTTTCTCCACGAACCACCGTTGGTTGGGTTGCTCCTCCTCGTTGGCCGACCTCTTGACTTCGAGGAAGGCCCACTTGGAGCGCCAGAGGACCGTGAGGTCTGGAATCCCTTGCTGAAGGTTGGGGTCGTTCTTCAGGATTATGCATCCTGGGAACATGCGCTCCAACGTCTTTCGCAAGTCAGTCTGAAATTTAGACTCCAGTTTTCTCATTGGTCACTCCCTTCGCAGACATAAATAGAGGAAAAGAGGAAGCTTGTTTCCACTCCTTCTATAACATGCTGCGATTACTAAGCGAGAAATTATCAGTTCACATCGAGGAAGATGAATGTGTACCCTGCCGGGAAGACACGAACGCCTTGCACTAGTGACCTGTGAATCTCTCGCTCGAGTAGCCCGTACTTCGTCGCTGGGGCTGTAAGTGTGTCAAAGACTTCTCCTGTCTCCATGAGTCGAATATCGCTGTGGAAGCCGGCGAACGGACGGTGCTTCTTCTCGAGGTGGTAGTTGATGGCGAACCAGCGAGGTCGCCATGCCAGGTTGTCGACCCGACAGTTGGCTCGATCGCCATCGAGGTGAATAGGCGTGTTGAAGTCCTCTCGAAGAGGTGGGGGTAGAAATGCGCGAACCACGAGTCCGGCGACTGAGCGACGGAACTGCTGGGCGTCCTTCATCATCGCCACGGTGAGCATCCCGTATTGTACGGGCGAGTTGCTGAGGGTCTTACCCGACAGCACGTTCTGGACGTAGCCGTAGTTGCTGACGACGTAATCCGGGAATCCCTCAATGGGGAGCCACTCTTCCTGCATGTTCACTCCTTCCTTGGGGTGTCGTTTTGTCTGCCAAGAATCTGCATGGAAAACTTTCTTACATTCACTACTTATTATCATTTCTTTACTTTCCCGCGTATATAAGGAGATACTATAATGATAATAAGTGACAAGAATAGAAGAGTTTTGGGCCCAGGTTTTTGGCAAAGTGGCATCAAGGGGCCCCGAAACGTCCAAAATCGTGTCTCGAGGCCCCTAAAACCTGCCGATCAGCCCTGCTTTAGGGCCTTCAGCTCCTTTCGAAGCTTCCGAAGCGTCCGATCGCGCCTCCGCACCTTCTTCTCGAGGATGTCGATCTCGATCGCATGACGGCGCTCCAGGCCCGCCCGAACCCCGGCCACGTCGGCATCGGAGTTGATTCCGTTGCAGTACGGGTGCAGTTTCCCCTCGTGATCGGCGGCTTCATGCGTACGGACGACGTAGCTGATCTGGCCCTCATCGAGGGTGACCAGCCCAGCGCCACCGTGGGGGAAGCGTCCGGACACGTTGGCGAGGCCGGTCGCTGACGCCTGCGCACGACGCGACGCCGCGACGAGGGCAGTGCGGGTCACGAGCAGCGGGATGGCGAGGGTCGCGGTCCCGTCGCCGGCAGCCTCAAGGATCGCGACGACCGCGAGCCCTGCCGCTGCGGCCTCGGCCTTGCGCTGGTCCCAGGGGCCACGGGTGTCGGGGGTCTGGATGGTCATCGCTTCACGCT